TTAATATAAACACTCTGCTTCAATATAGCTCTGCAACCCTTTAATCATCTGCTCTGACTCTGCAATTCGCTCTCTGAGTAACCAATAATTTCGGATAGCGGTGTCAGTAGGTCGGGCGGTGGTTGCATAAGCCAAGCTGGTGGCGGGAGTGGTTTTGCTTTTGGGGCACTCGGCTTTGATATACACCCGCTCAGGATGACGCTCGCTAATATCACGCAACCGACTAATTTCATTCTTAGCATTCGCTAGCTCCTGCGTATATTGAATATCCAACTAATTTAATCGCATTATGCGTGCTTGATAATTAGTGTTAATAGACTTCTGTTCTTCGAGTGCAATCGTTAGTTCTTTGTTTTTTTCTATCAACAGATTAATCCTGTTAGCTTGCCTGTTAATCACCCAATAGCCACCCACAATGATGCCTACCATCGCGATGATGGCATAGAGTTTCCCGTATCTCATAATTAATACCGATGATGTGAGAATGCAATCTGACAACGTTTTTCTAAACTAACTTGGTCTTTAGTACATGAGTTATCAATCAAGAGATAAATACCACCAGCGATGATGATGATTAAAGGTTTCCATAACATAGTGCTGACTCCGCTTCTCGACGAGTCATAAAATAAGTAGCTAAACCAAGAACCATGCTAAACGCCATCCCAATAACAAATCCCCATTCATATAAAGAGAGACTGGCAAAAAAGGCCGTTAGGCCTGCTGTTCCATAGGTAACATTGGTTAATTTATCCATACGCATAGTCACCCCCAGAGGAGTGTCCATTAATGATTAATATAAAGAGAAATTATTAAGAGATTTTCGAGATGATTTATAAAAATATAGTAATTCTTATTTATTACTGTACATATTTATAAATTTATTCATAAAATAATAAATAATATTTATGAAACGGAGTAATCAAGTGCGATATATTATTTTATTTCTTATTTCTTTATTTTTTATAATTACTTTCATTATAATAACTAATGATGATAAAAATCAGTCAGTTAAACAAACAACTAAAATCGAGAACGATATAAATAAAAAATCAGAAAAATGCACATTTTATTCACCAATAAAAACAAAACAACTGGCCTGGATAACACTAACTCATAAATCCCCATGCTCTTAGGTGTAAATAATCATTACCAGTGTTATTATAATGGATAATACGAATAGGCATTTTCAAATCATAATTAAATACCATCAAATTAGATAGTATTTAAATTCAGTTATATACCTTTTTATTAAAATATTATGATCCTGTTACTATCAAATCCATATGATGTTGCAAAATTAATATATTCATTCAACAAATTTGATGGCATGGTCGGTGTACGTGATAATATCCATAAATAATCTTTATCTGGCCCTACAACCAAAGAATATTGATAATTTTTATCCAATTTGATGATATTATATCCACCATAGAATGGACCAAAAAATGATACTTTTAATGCACCCTTATTAGATGAACCAACAAAATAAGCCTTACCGATGCTTTCTTTCCAGCGATGTTTATTTTGACTCCAACCTCGATTAATAACCTTAACACCACCATCATCTCGTAATGAATAATTTGCGGTAACTTTCGTTAAGCCTTTTTCAAAACGATTATCTATTCTAGCGACCTCATACCACTGCCCAAGATAACGTGATAGATCAAAATTATTAACAGGCTCAATGTCACTCGGAGGAATAACATTGCATCCAGTAAGAATAAATGAACTTAAAAAAATGACAAAAGAACGTATCATATTTTCCTCCTATCAATAAGTTTATTATAATCCATAACGTAATCTTAAGGATTGAGGATAAGGATGAAAATATCGCTGTTTACTCAAATAATTATCAGGATACTCTGATAGATAATGATTAATTAATGTTAAAGGTGCTAATAAAGGCTGTATTCCTTGACGGTATTCTAAAATCAATTGACTTAATGCTTGTCGCTGATTTGGTGTTAAATAGCGCTTAAAATACCCCTGTATATGCATAAGAACATTGGTATGATTACGTCGTGTTGCTTGGTACTGTAATAATGTCATAAATCTATTTCGATATTCATCAAAAAAAGCTTCCAATGAATGCCATTCTTTATTATTAGCAACAAAGCGACCTAACTCTCTATAAAGAGGTTGTGAATGAGCCAATAAGAGCAGTTTATATCTTGTATGAAAATCGATTAAAGACTGACGAGTAAATGCGTTCATTCTCAATTCATTCAACGCATCCAGTGCAAATACACGTATAACAAAATTTTCTCTTATATGAGGATCATTCAATCGTCCATCTTCCTCTATTGGTAACCAAGGCATCATTTTTTTCAGATTTTCTGTAAAAATACCCGTCCCTGCCTTCCTGTTACCATTACCAATAGGATCATATACACGAACACGCTCTAATCCACAACTTGGTGATTTTGCACAAACAATATACCCACTAAACTGATTAAATTTCTCTAAATACTCAACAGAATACCGATTCATCTTTTCAGTTAAATCACCTTCACTCCCGTTACTAAATTTTAATGCAATTTCTCCTGAATTTGATTTAACTAATCTTAGTGCGGGTCTTGGTGTAGGTAAACCAATAGCCATCTCAGGACAAGCCGATTGATATTCAAAATAATCAGATAGTTCATCTACGGCAAGATGAAAGCGCTTATGACCACCATCAAATCTAACATTATTCCCTAATAAACAAGTGCTAATCCCTACAATAATTTTTTTACCAACAAAATTATTTTTGTGAATATCTGTAACAGAGTTAAACATTCTTACTACCTCATATGAAACATTCATATAATCTGATTATAGTGGATCATAACTGTATTCATATTAGTAAGATTATGCTTTTTTTACTACTTTTATAAATTTAATTAGGTTTCAATCTTTCAGCACTAGATATATATAATGCAATAACAAGTAGCAGTATCGTTCCTGAGTAAACAATAAGTAACTGAGGATTTTTATGTTCAACAATAATTAACCTAATTACCGCAATTATTGAAATATAAATAAAATATTGCAATGGAAAGTGATAATTTGATTGAAAATATTTAATAATTAATGCAATAAATTCAAAATAAAGAAAGTAAATGATAAGTCCATCAACTAATAAATAAATTGAAACTGGATCACTAACTGTAAACAATAAATTAGCAAGGATAATAGTTTCTTTAACTAAAAAATTATTAAAATAATTGCAAGTAATATCAGGCCAACACTACTAATCCATTGTAAAACTCGACTAATTACTTTTGTTTGATTTAGTCCTGTCATAATAACTCCTAAGAGTTTATGCTCCTAATATCAAGTTTTCTATAGATTAAAATAAAAAATAGATGAGAAGCTTTATATTTAATTAGGCCGCCATCAAGGTATCGAACCTCGACTTTTAGTTTAAATAAAACTAGTTGGCCATCCCTCTCTCGCTTAAATGTGAAGCTATCAATCTCTCCTTAAGGGATGTTGTAGCTCAATGTCGTGATGCCGTTGTGAGCAAATATCTCGTGCATTATCGACATACCACCGCACAAGCGAAACGCGGTGAACAAGTCACACCAAATACGTTAACCACAACATTTAAAAAAGCACGAGATAAATGTGGGTTAACTTGGGAAAAAGGTACGGCACCAACTTTCCATGAACAGCGATCTTTATCCGAACGACTTTATCGAGAACAAGGAATTAATACACAAAAATTATTGGGGCATAAAACACAAAATATGACCGATAAATACCACGACGATAGAGGCAAAGAATGGCAAATTATTGCTGTTTAATTGAACAATTTTTGGGAAGAGTTTTGGGGATATTTTGGGGAAGAATTTTATAGTACAAAAAATAAACGGGAACTAATAAGCTCCCGTTAACTATTTATCAAATCAACAATTACATGTGTTTGATAATCGCGTCACCAAACTCGCTACATTTCAGCAGTTTAGCGCCTTCTAACTGACGTTCGAAATCATAAGTGACAGTCTTAGCGGCAATCGCCCCTTCCATACCTTTAATGATTAAGTCAGCGGCTTCTGTCCAACCCATGTGGCGTAACATTATATAAACCCGTCATTATTAACTATTTGTTTATTAAAGTATATTTATTCTTATTTGGTTCAAAAGACCATGAATATGCCTTTTTATAACTACTTGATTACCATAATACTTTCATTGGTTTTGATAACCATATATTAAGACTACAAATGGCTATTTGGGCTTAAAACACCCTTTAAAAAAGAAAAACTAAATTTGCATGCGATGACGTACTGTAGATCCTCCGGATCTTATCATCTGATAAAACGTACACCGAGGGTTCTTACTACGTGCAATAGATATAATTTCATCAACTATAGTAGCCTGAGTTCTGACTCCAAAAGTAATTGAAAGTAATGACTCTGGAGCAAACTCTACATCAGTATATAATTGATTGGATTGTCCACTGACAGCCCATGTTTTTTCATTTGTTTGAAAGTTAATTCTACTTTGGATTACACCAAAACTTTCACTAAATAATAATCTATATTCTTTTTCATATTGCCATGCGGATTTTTTTGAAAAGAAAACATCTTTAATAAGAGCATCGTGAATAGATTTAGTCTCTCCATATAATAGTAACTCAATTGCGGTTGTAGAACTTTTAAGTTCATCTACATACTGTACAGATCCTTGATGAAGTCTATCTGGAGCCTCTTTATACACATTTTCAAATTCAAATACACAACCTCGATGCTCATCCGCATAATGGGCCCACATTAGATTATTATCATAGTCCGATGTCACACACAGAACACGAGCGCAATTAATAAGTCCCACGTTTATATACTCACGGAAAAAATCTTCCATACTAGGAACAATTTTTTTAAATGAATCAAAATAACTATTGCCACTCACGATACCATTTTCAATATCTTTCTTTAAAAGCCCTATTATCATCTGTTTATCAAAAGTAAACGTATTAAAATTATATATTAGATGACCCGCAGCACAATTAGCTAAAATTTTAAATACAGCATTATTTGCTGATTCAAACTCACTATCAGAGAAAGGTGAAAATTGACACTCATCAACATCATTAAAAACACTTGGACTCGACCATCGAAGTGTACTGTTTTCAAGTATTATTTTACCCGTAGTAGTTGTCATATATTTATAAAATGACATTAATCCTCCATACTAATTAAATAAATCGGATATAAGAAATATAGTTCAAGCAAGCTGTATAAAATACCACTAATAATAAAATATTAATATTCTTAACCATTTATTTTATGAAGTTCAATTAATATTTAATTAGTTTACTCATTTTTAATCCACCCGCTATACTCTCAAAAAACTAATTAGATCCGTTATAAACCTTGCAAACTTATCTCAAGAAGAAAAAAACAAAACCAATGTCGATTTAGCTGCAAGTGGTGTCGCGTATAAAGAACGACTAAACATGCCAGTTGTTGCATCCGTAGTTGAACGACAGCAACCAGCACATTTGAGAGCGTACTTTAATGAACGATTAGCGTTTTATCGCGAGAGAAGTAAGAGGTTGCCTGATGCAAATTCGGTGCAGTATTTGAAAACAGAGTAATTAGTATTAGCTCAAATTTAAGATAATTACCTTTTCATGAGGTATAACTAATTGAGTAGTCCTCTATGAGCGAAAAGCGGAAGTTCAGAATGTATACTTACTTCGATGCTTGTTAAGCAATGGGGAGTAGGTCAGCAATTTATTGTGAAAGCAATAACACTAATAGTATTAGTGAAGAGGCTAAATATTTGTTTAGAATCCGCCCCCTTAAAAGGCGGTATTCTTGGCAAACATTTTATTTACTGTTTATCAATTGCAATAATGGGATCTCAGCTACATCATTAGGAATATAGGGGTCATCTTCTTTTAAATTAACCCCAATACAATCAACATCATTTAACCCAATTTCCCAAGCCCACCTAACATCTAACGTACTCATTTCTATCCCTAAACTATCTCTTTGTGGATGCTCAGGAACAATATTTTTTAACATCGCATCACATCCAAGATAGAATTTTCCACAGGCCTGATACGCAGTAAGAAATCTTTCTAGATTGACATTGCTATCAGGAGTCATCGTATTAATTCTACTGATCATTGTCATTCTTTTAGTTAATGGAGTTGTCATCATATTTTCAGATATTAGTACTCTATAATGAGTTGGGTTTTTAACTGAGATGCCCTTGACAATACAAACCCGTAATCTGGCTTTACTATCTACCAAGCCTACTGATGATATAAGATCTTTAAAAATATCCTCACCTATATCGGAGTGTTTAAATAATAGATATAATCCTGGATAACACGATTTTAATTGAGCGAAACCTACTCCTTGCCAGCGTGTTCTATCCCATAGACGAGGTTTGATTAGACTTTGTATGGAATAATCTTTATGTGTTATATTTTCGAAATTAAGTTCCTCTTCAGGCATTCTTCCTTTACCGGGTGTTGGGGCTTTTATATCCTCGATCTCCAACACTTTCGAAAATTCACTATCCCAGGATTTATCTCTTAAAAGAGGGTAAGTTTTCTTTTCAGAACTGGCGGAATAAATTTTCTTAATTTGTTGATCAATATCATTACCAAGAACATTTTCAATAGATTTGATACAGGCACCAAAACTAATTGCTCTGTCGAATGCAGCATCTTCGAAGATCATTTTTTCAATGTATTCTGTATTTTTTATAAAAAATAACTCGGGGAGAAGATTGAACACTAATCCTTTGAATCCATTAGTGATTTCTTGTTGCGCCTCGATTCTAAAATCACTTACATCAAAACCAACGCAATTTATTGTAAGATTTAGTTTTCCACTATTGCTATTTATTTCATGTGATAAGGATAAGTCATCATCGTTATCTGCTATTACTTCAATAATTAGAAATGCTTCTTTAAGATAGATGTTGTCAATCGTACAGGTTGCAAAAGCACCCTCTAAAAGTGATAAGACATTAGTTGAAAACTCTATAAATGGTGACCGATTCGGAAAGTTAATTTCTATAGTGCATCCAAAAATAAAAGATGTATGTACTCCTCGTTTGTCATGGTTATCTTTTATGCCCTTACTATTAAATCCTGTATCAAAGTCACGTATTTTTCGCAAGAAATCATTATGATCTTTATCGGCAGTAACTCCGTACTCACGTTCAAAATCTTCAATATAACCTAAAGCATATTTAAGACATCCCGATGATACAAAAAGGCCTAGTCTATCGAGTTCATCGGGGATATTACTCTGTCGATTTATTCCCTTTAGGTCAGTGTTCAAAATGAGTTGACTTATGTAAAAATCGACTTGCTGATTTTCTTTATCGCCGAACGAGCTATCACTGATATTCTCGTTAATTATTAAAAACAGTTCATACCATAAAAGAGCATGTGCTAATTTCCCTAGTTTTATTTCTGTTAGACATAAATTATAATAAATTTCAGCCTGCTTTAAAGATATCTCATCATACTTCCAGAAGTTATCTGTAATCAAAGAAGCGGATAGAAGCAAGCATGAACGTGAACTCCATAGCAATCCAATGGATTCGTAAGCATAAGCAATAGCTTTTAATGCTAATATAAATTTATCTCGTGATTCCTCTTTATAGAGTGGAATAAAAGATTTTCCTAAATACTTGATTGCCTGATAAGGGTGACCATTTTGAAGCCTCTTTATACCTCTTCGCAGATTTAATAATGCCCCTTTAACTTCACCACCTCTAACAACAGATTGCTCAGTCATATAGTCTAATAAATTTTCATATGCATCTACATCGAAAAAAATGTCATCTAGTTCGTTCAAAAGTTGGAAGTTTTTCTCAAACGGATAGCCTATTAAATTCCCGCTATTTTTAAAAATTTCATGTAACTCTTCAAATACAACCGAAGCATCTTCTACATCTGAAAACGTTGTCAGTTTATAAATGGCTTTGTGAGTTCTCGCTGTGAGCGCATTACTGGGACGTGAATCATCGTCAGCTATCTCATCTAGTTTGGCGAGCATGTTACGTTCAATATTCTCAATGTCGATTGTAGATGTTGCGTTGTTAAGTCTAATATAACTTTTATGAACGGTTACTAAATTTAAAACTTTTTCCCATTTTGAGGAATTAGTTGATGATGCTATACTTTCATACGCTAATTGAAGATTTTCTTCGAAGAGATTAAAATCTTCCATCCAAAAATGAGATTTCCAGGCGTATTGATAATACGCATCTAGCAATTGTTGATTAGTCCCGAATTTTTTTGAGATTTTTATAGCTCTTTCAAATAGACCTTGTGTTTCAATTAGTGGTTTCTCAAGTTCAGCGCTTAACTCTGCAATTTCTAAAAATATATCCACTTGTTCATATGAAATTTCAGCAGGGTTTATTTTCTCTCTAATATACTCGGTTAATTCTTCATATTTTTTATGTTTCTTATAATCATTTTCTCCAAAAATAACTTCTCTTTTATATTGCGTTGGAACTGACAATGAATCAATGACCAATTGCTCAAAATGATTTTTGTAAATTTGATCTAATAGCCAATTAATATCTAATATACGGACATCTATTCCAGTTTTTGTTTTTAGTGTATCCTCAACCTCTGAACGAATATTGGACTTTGCAGATTGATTCGTTACGCAAAATACTTTAGTATACCCACACTCTGTTTCTTTTATCTTAAGTACATCTTCATGACATTTTTTCTTCCAGTCTTTACGTGTACTTACCGCAAAGGCCCAACGTTCTTTATTTGATGCTTCATTAACACCTTCGAACCAAAGAAGCTTATTCTGTTCCGAAACAGGGTATGTTTGTGTGTCAGTTTTACCATCCCCCCCTGCTACAGGACCAGTCTGTTCAAGGAGATTAGGGCAAATTATTTTTTCACATATTTTTTTTGCAAAATCCTCGAATTGTAATTCTTGATTTCTTGTATTTAGCGTAGAGAGGAAGTGTTCCAGTACAACTCTATCTAAAGTACCAGTCTCTCTGATTGTTGAATCAGAAAACTTTTCAGGGCGACGGCGCCTTAAAAATTCTTTAGATGAAAATTTGGTTTTCTGTACATTCATGATTGTGACGCTCCTCTTGCTATCGACAATAAACCTTTGTATGCATCAACTAGATTTATTGTTCATACTGCTTTTTTTGAAGAAAAAATTGCGGAAGTTTATTTCTAGACAAGCTATCTATGTAATCACTATACCACTGCATCATCTGTTGTCTCCCTTCCAAATACTGTGCATGATTGTAAGCCCCGTGAATAGCGTTCTGAACCACATGTGCAAGCTGTGTTTCGATCCATGCAGAGTTGAATCCTTCTTCGTGCAGAATGGTACTCAATGTGTGACGAAAACCATTCCCCGTCAGCCTTCCTTTTTATCCTAATAGCTCAATTACCTGATTAATGCTTTCCTTTGAGATCGGCTTAGTACGATCATTACGTCCAATGAATGCGATCGGAGATATGCACCTAATCTTATAACATCGTGTTTTCTATGTCCGTTTCTGGCACAAAGCAGACTACTGGCTCACATATAGTTCAATGCTATAACAGCATAAGTTCTAATATTGAGCCAATACAGTTAATAGTTACAACAATTCATCATTCCCAAATTGCTCTTTTATTTCCTCTTCTTTTTGTCTGCGTTCCTCTTCTTTCTGAGCTTCTTCAATCTCACACATTCTCACGTTATAGATTGATTGCTCTGGCATCTGTACACGAACAGAAATAAAACGACCATCAGGGATATCAATCGGGTCGCCATCATTGAAACCATCAATATTATTACGGGCGAACTTAGGTGCGCTAGGGTGAGTACGGTGATACGTTTTAACGAGAATGGAGCCATCTTTGTTAACTTTAGAGTTAACCCATATCAGTGGTTGTTTATTTACATCGAGTGGAATTTCAATGCCGCCATCGACTCCACCCCATCCTGCATCTGAGTTAAAACCCAATACACCTTCGATAAGATACTCACCTTTTGCTATTCGAGTAACCGTAGCGCCTTCGGATTCGTCGTTAGTTGTAAATGTGCTGTCAGGATTGATATTGATTACTGGAGAGGCTTTTTTGATGAAACCTTGAGGGTCTACAGTGGTATTTAATGTTCCCCATGTAACGTGACGCCTAATTAAATTAGCACTTTTGCTATAATATTCACTGGTGAGTATACCGAGGACAGAAACAAACATCCTGAATGCAATATCACTGTTATAATATATATTAACGCCAGAACCATAATAACCGAAGTGGTCACTTGTAACCCCGCCACCCATTGAAAAAAAGTTAGTTGGGATTAACGTATCTTTTAATTCGTCATTTCCACGATAAGTAGCGTTAGAGCCTAAACCATAATCACCCACCTGCATTAGAGTTCCTGATTTTTCAGGGAAATTATGAGTTCTCCATCCAGAAGTGGAATTAATTCTGGAGTGCATTACGGGTTGAGAGCCCGATACATTTAATTGTGCGCCCACACCATTAGGAATGACCGCAGCTAAAGAGCCACCATAGGCTTCAATTATTCCATTTGAAATTAAATTCCCTTCTAGGGTTCCACCTTTTTTATCAAATTTATTACTAATATCACTCTGCATCTTTTTAATGCTATCGAGTGTGACAACTTCACCATTTGGCATCTCAATTTTCGTCTGACCCGTTTCACTCATCCACGCACTCATCGCATCGAGGAAATATTGTGTGTATGCATTAATAGCGACCATGGTTCTTGCTGCATCACTATTATTATCGGGTTCTGTAATATGAATTGAGAATGTGGCGTTAGTTGCTGTGGCTAATGCGGGATGAGCTAATACTAATTCAGTATCGGAATTAACGGATTTAATCATATACGGAATATTCGTGTTTCCCGATTTAATTAAAATAGTCATTCCGATATTAATGGCTGGATTATTATTTTTAAATTTAGTGCCAGTTCCGCGAACAATAGCAGACCCTGACACTGTGTTAACAGTGCCTGTTGTGTATATCATAAATAAGTTTTCCTAGAGGTATAAATGAGGGTTAATTAAATATTGAAGTAGTCGCTGAGTTCGATGCCATAAATATTAAATTCTATTTTAAATGCATTACCGCCAATTGCGCCGTAAGAGCCACCATATTCTGAACCTATACTGTATATATCATCCCAATAAACACTATTACTATCATTTCTAAAGCCAAAGCCAGTCCTTAGATAGACAACATCATCTCGATTTGTTCCTTCTATTTTCCAGTTAACAAACTGCGCGTCCGGAATAATCATCGGTTTTTTTAGTTTATAGAATGAAGCGCCATTCCGATTACTAAATCGTGTCGTCTCTCCGAGTTTCATAGGTTTATAGTTGGATGAAAATGTAATTTCTTTTTTCTCGTTATAAATCACAATGCCATATTTGGGTGGGTTTAATTTAAAGTTAGTACAAAATATAACGACATACATTTCACATGAATGACTAACAACTAGCCCTTTAGTTTTAGTATATGAAAATACAGCACTAGAATTTTTTGGGCGCGCAAAGATAACGGGGCTCATTTCACTTGTAATGTGTGATGGTATTCTCCATCCATTATGCTTACCCGCATTTATTTTCACGACTTCAGCAAATACACAATACCCTCGCATCGATGGCGTAAGCTCACTAATACCGTTCATTCCATGTAGTCTAATTCCGTATGATTCATTATTTGTTTTTGGATAACCATAAAAATCAAATTTAAAGTCTGGATCATTCTCCTCAGAATCGTAATCCTCTGTATATACTCTAGCCCCTGCAGGCTCCTCATCTACATAAAAATTAAAATTATCGCCAGCTATATTGTAATCAGTGACATTAGATGAGAACCAGTAATATGAACCGGGTATTTTACATGTCCGAGAAATTATTCTGGGTATAATAATGATTTTATATTTTTCATATTCGACGATATTATGTTTTAATGCATTCCACCCTTTACGAGGGAAGTGCCCGAATCTATATCCAATATTTATCGTTCCTAAATACCCCATTACTTGATTATCATCAGCATCTAAATAATATTCGTTGCCGATTTCTGGTTTAACATAAACACCATACATTAATTAAACTCCTGTTATTTTCCCTATTTCAATCCTAAGCTCTCCTTTATCACCGTAAACCGCAATCCGTTCATTTGTAATAACGGTATGCGCCCCCGTCTTGTTTGTTCCTATATCTAATTCACCTCGGAACGTTCCTTTATTCATTTCAATATTGCTAGTTTTACCGTCAATTAAAAAACCACTTTTACCAGGAACATAGTCGCCAGATTTAATGTATTCGGTAACAACAACAGAATTTAACCACGCCTCGTTAATAAAGGCCTCACGCATAAACAACCGCCCATTTTTGGCATACATGAATAATTCCATCTTGCCATTTGCTGGGTTATACCAAGCAAAGTTATTCGCATTGTAACCAAAGAAACTTTCAAGCTTTCCATTCTTAACTTGAGCACTAATTACTTGTCCTGCTGCGTTATATTTAACCTTGTCATGAACAATCGTGATATTAATTGAGTGTGTGACAACACCGTCACCGGTTTGACTAAATTCAGCCTGCATTTTTTGGTTAATCATGCCCTGCTGTTTGCCAAATTGCGCCTGTACCTGTTCTTCAGATTTAGCCATTGCTTTATTAGTTTCAGATATCGCCTCTTTGTTCGTCGCAACATCTGCACGAATACGACCGACTTCTTTATCTGTATTGCCTAACTTCTGGTTGGTGTCGGCTAAATTTTGGTTAGTTGTTTTTAACTCTGTGCGGATCTCCGTAGTTGTTTGACCGAACGCTTTATCTAAATCAGAAATCGTTGTTTTAACTTCTTTGATTTCAGAGTTAAACGTGTTCTCTGCATTATCAATTGATGAGTAGAGCTGAGTAACAGTTTGTGCCCATGCTTCGTTATCCGTTGCACGTACTTGCCATAGCTCTTTGATTCCAGCTTGAGATTGACCATGTTTCACTAACAAACTGCGTGATAGTTGAGAGTCAGCGTTACTAAGAATGAGTACTGTCTCAGCGTTCCAATCTAATTTATCACTGAGTTGTTTGCCGGCATCTGTTGTCATGAACTGGCCGTCTAGCTCATCGAGTATTTCTTTGGTATTACTATTAGGCTCCCCTTTCGCTTCAACAAATACTGATTTTCCAACGGAATTTATACTGCGAACATAAATATAATAGGTATGCCCTGCTTTTAGGTTGCGCCCCTGTATAACCCACATAGAGCTAACACCTAAATATTCAGCGCGACTTTCCACTTCGCAAATATCGGTGATCTGTTTTTCTGAAAACCAAAACTCATACTGTGCACGTAGGCTATTTTGGCCACCAGAACGCGGAATAATACCCAAGCTAAAATAACCTGACTCCACTTCAATATAACTCGGTGGTAAGGGTGGATTAATTGCAAATGATGTTGTGGCCACCTCGCCTTTTTGTTTCCGATCATTTTGAGGTGCAACGGATAAAACGTAATTTCCTTGAGGCAAACCACCAAAACGATACATCGTATCTGTGGTTGAAGCGGTACCAACAATGCGATCACCCGTAGTGAGTTTTAATAAAAAATCGACTCCTCGACTGGAATAAGGCGTGTTCCAACTCGCCTCCACTTGCCACGCACTCGCATCCGATTCGATATCCACAGAAAGGTTTTCAACCGGTGGGATAAATCCACCCAGTGGCGTATCGGGCTTTGGCTCAAATTTAGCGCCTTTATCAACAATCGCCTCTTTTTCGGGTATGTGTTGCACAGCAATAACCGTAAAACTGCCATCACCGTTATCAGCTAAACTAATGGCACGAAATAATCTACGGCGTAAAGATGGGAACGTTAATGTCCAAATCCCGCCTTCTCGTAATCCTAACGGTAAGGTATCCAGATTTATTTGATTGGATGCGGGATAATTCAGCACTTCATAAGATTGCGGATCACCTTGTGCATTGATGAGTGTGACGCTTGATTTACCGCTTTTGGGTGTGTCGATATTGCGATCTAAGGTTAATGTTTTTGATACGTAATCAATGTGTGTTAGGCGTCCACCAATTTGATTATCCGCGTAATAGTTATCGGCAATTTCGATAATATCACCCGGCATATGACGCAAGCCTTCACTGCCAACAGTAAACTCAACCGTCTGTGTCTCTAATTTTTCCGTGGTTAATAACCAAAGACCATGCCGATGAGCTTGTCCTCGGCTAGTACAACCAAAGGCATCGACGCGCATGACATTACGCCCAAAGCGGGCAATGCTGGCATCATCTTCAACCAGCTCAACACTGGTTTTCCAGCCATTATCGGGATCAATAAAACGAACCTCGATGGCAGTATGACGCGATTTTAATGCGCTAAAACTATACTGAAAGTTACCATCAATCACGTTGGCGTTAGTATATGGCCACACCACATCAGACGATCTATCTTGAATAAAGGTTAATGTTCGCCCATTCCAGACCGGCATAATGCGCATCATGGCACACATATCCCCCATGACATCATAGGCTTTGCGCATATCCGTAATGTAGGCATTGCACGTCATGCGGGGCTCTTTTCCACCGAACCCATTATCAACCTGTTCATCACAATAACGACCAATCGCATACAGAGCGAACTTATCGACCTCACTGATATTAAGACGTTTCCCCATCCCATAACGAGGATGAGTTAATAAATCCCATAATATCCATGCTGGGTTATTGGTAAATGCCGGTTTAAAGGTGCCATCCCAAATCCCTGTATAAATCCGTTTATCTGGATCATAATTACTCGGCACCTGAATAATACGCCCTTTAATTAAATAATTGCGGCGTGGAAATTTATTGCCAAACTGTTCACTATCAAACATCAATCCTGCAACCGCAGAGCCCGGATAAGTTTGTGAAATATCCACTAATTCAGAATAGCTCGACCAAACGGTATTATTTTGAATTTTGTCAGAAGTGCTATCTTGAGTGATACGGATCATGCGTACACTAAACGGAACGGGCGGTAAATCATCCAACACAACGGCCATTAAATAAGGTGAGTTGGAGCGCTTGCCATTAATCGTGACATTTTTCTCTGTTATCCACGTCCCATTGCGCTGGATTTGGATTTGTAATTGAACAGAAGTCGGTACGCGATCACCATTATCTTTAGTTTCAACCAGTGCTTGTGTACCAAAGGTTAGACGTAAACGGTCAATATTGGGTGAGGTAATAGTACGAGTGACGGGGGAATTATATTTAACCTCAATCCCCACCGGCACTTCATTCGCAGACGCGGTAAAGCCACTCATTGCCGGTTGCTCTAATGTCCCTGCCCGCCATTGTGCATACATCCCATTAATGGTGCTATTACCAGAGCCGTCTATCACAGGCGTATCATCCAAATAAATACACCCTAAATCATCCATCGAGCCTTGAATATGAATAGGACCTTCAATCGGTCCCTCACTGATTAAATCAATTAATGAGGCTTTTTGCCGTGATGTTAAATCGTTTGGTGCCTCATACGGTGTTTTTTGACCACCACCACCTTTACCCATGATACGAACTCCTCTTAACCACCGTGTTTGCCGGCATCGATATCTTCGCCATCACTGTCATCCATAATTTCAACAGATTGTGAAATGACGCGTGAACCACACATAATTTCGCCATACGCAATGGGTACTGGCATCCCTTGTGCAACTGCGTTATCAAGATTACTAAAATAGGTATTGCCTTTTTCTTCATCACCACGAGATAAATTAGGGGGTTTAGGTGCGGGGATCAGCATTTGAGCGACACCACCAATCATCATGGCCGCACCACCTGCCATCAAAGAAGTCGCCACTGTTGCGGAAATCCACGCAGGCCCCCACCATCCCAGTGAAAATAAGGCGGCACCCGCAACAAACTGAAAAACGCCGACGTTTTTAGCCCCTGATAATTTCGGCACAATATGAACGACCGCATTATCAGGTAAAGCTTCATTGAATTTTTGATGAATTTCTTGCGGGGAAATATCGGTACCGGCAATACGGACTTGATACCAACCATCACGAATGGCGAGGCGTAATGCTGGGATTTGAATAAAAAGCGCGTGAAGCCCTTCAGAGGCAGTATTCACATTTAATTCAAAGCGACGTCCAAATCGTTGCAAATTCCCGTAAAGTCGGAAGGTTGCCAATCGCGGTAACGCCAAATTGAGTGCGTCATTCGTTGCCATCGTTCGTTATACTCCTCGCGTTTGCTAAGTTGGTTTGGAATGTGATGCAAAATCGTTTGATTGCCTAAATAGATCCCCGCATGGTTGGCGCGAGAGCTGGCGTAGCAACACAAAATAATATCGCCGGGTTGTGCCTCTTTTTTTACCTGTCGAAAACCACTGCTCACCATATTATCGAGGTACAGTTCTTTACCTTGTCGCCACCAATTATCATGGCGCTCAAAGTCAGGCAATTCATGCCCTGCCAAATGGTAAGCGTCTCGAAACAACCCATAACAATCTGTTGAGCCATGAACAAATTGGCGACCTAACAGATGAAGTACTGGCTGATAGCTGTGAATTTTTTCATCACAGACCACCCACCACGGCAATGCGCTGTTCACCTGCAGTTGTCGGTCTAATGTACTGAGGTACTGTTGGCCGTCAGGGTGACTATGTACAACCGCGATCACCTCGCCCTGCTGTTCGGCGCGAATAAAATCATTAAAAGAAATCGTGAAATGGTTTTTCGGATCGGCATGCTGATTAACACAAGGTAAATACTGTTCACCCTGCGCGGTACTTATTAATAAACCACATGCCTCCGATGGCGCTTGCTCTTTCGCATGCGCCAAAATTGCTTGTTCAATCATAAGAAATACCTTAGAAGGGAATTAACTGTTACCAATGCGGGACGTGGAGACAAACGCGCCTATACGTGACTCGTTTTTTCGTAACTTACAATCACTAAGACGCTTACCGCATTTATCTTTTAACGGATCGGTAGTTGGCTTTCCCCATTCATCGGCAACAGGAGCCCCTTTGTATCCGCACTCTTCAGAGCGATATCCCCAAGGGCAGATATCTGACAAAATAACGCGACCAGGAAGCATCAATCCGTCGGTTTCACTGGGTGTCGCCAACATAAAGGTAGCAGTCACTGAATTTAAACTGGTCATCTGCTCAATGATCCAGCGTGTCACAATCTCTTGTGACGGGTCGGCATTAGGATTACCTTGGGGAAAATTGACCGCATCTAAAAATTGTGTGCTGACAATGCGACGTACCACCAGCCCACCAATTGCACTATCTAGCTGACTGGCAATACCAGTAATGAGCCCGAATAAATTAGACAATGTAATAGTGGGTCGCCCTGATGGGCCTTTGCCATTGAAGGTAAATCCCTCACCTTTCACAGGGTAAGGTTCATAGGTATTTCCTTGCCAGATTAACGGTTCTTTACGCTGATTGAGTCCATCAAAAAAGCGGTACCGAATACCGCCTATTTTGGTTAAATCAAATTCGTAAAGTTCAAGCAAAGCATCAGTGGAGGAGAGTTCGGTAACACTAATTCGCATTTCAGGAGGAATATGTTGCATATTAGCTCCAATAAAAAACCCGCCGAAGCGGGTCTTTAAGTTAATATTATCATTTCTTCATATCGTTCATATTTTTATCATACTGTCCTTGTATATAATCAAACATCTCTACTGCTCTTAGACACTCTTTGTCTTTTTTATTATCAAGCTTACATCTGTAATAAGTTAATGTATTTATACTTGATACAGCGCTTATATTTTCTACCTGCCAACGGCAAAACTCAGGATCTTTATGTTCCGCACAAGTTATATTAATCGTATCAATAATAAAATCTTTTTCTGAAACTTCAGCTTGTGTAAAAAATGGAAATAATAAAACTATCAATATAAGTTTTTTCATATGTCCTCAATTAACAATATTTAAGATACAACTTGTTCGAATTCAGCCGTTATGTCAGTTCTAATCATCCCTACTGAAGACGACCATTTTCGACATAGTACCTTAACTAAGTCTGATTGATGAGGTGGCTTCCATAAAAATGCGGTAACACCAGCATGTTTTTCTAAAAATGATTCAATCTGTAAGCTTTCACTATTTATATAGATCAGCGTTACATTGTATTTTTTTAGATTATTATTAATACCATCAGGGCGACGCTGTTCATAGCCATCGCCAAATTTCACTGATTTTACTCGAGGCTCAAACTCCTTTTTCATATCAGGTTTAACTTTCCACTTAAATATTTCCATCTACATAGCCCCACCATCACGACGCTGGCTCATAATATAGTCCTGAGCACCTCGTTTACTGATTTCATAAACTTTTTTCAATGCTTCAGGCCCTATCTGACCATTGTTACCGTCATTTTGTATATTAATATGATAATGCTGAGTAACACCTCCTCCCTGATTAGGCATTTTCGCAATAACACCCAGCTTCCCATCAGCGCCACGGCGCAAAGGGAAAATACCTTCTGGCCCAGCTTCTCCCATCAAGCCCGCACCTTTTGCAAACGCAAACATGGTAGGTTTATGAACAATCTGCCCACTGTAAGCACTTAGACTGGCTGAGTTGTAAACTCCACCGTCCGCATTCGCAACTGGCGCACCAAAACCCAAGCCCATCGCTTCTATTCCTTTAACCAAAGACATTTTAATTAAAATATCCGTTAGCATTTTAAGAATCGATTTTGTAAAGTCTTTGAAATTGGCTTCACCCTCAAACAATACGTTGGTTAGTTGGCTACTAAACCCATTAAGCGCCATCGATGTTGCATTTTGTACTTGAGAGTTAACATCAAGTGCTGTGTCTTTATAATTGCCCCATGCTGTTTGGGCACCCGCTAACCAATCAGCCCGTTTCTGATCTTCAACTTCATAGGTCTTTTGTTGTTCAGCTAACATGTTATTCAGATGTGGACTGTCTTTTTGTCCAGCAAGCAATTGGGCGCGCTCTAAGTACCGTTGTTGCTCCCTTGCTGATTTACCCATACTTTCTTCAATAGCTGAGCGCTTTTCCGATTGCTGAGCAATATATTTATCAGCCTGATCTTGCATCTTATTTAAGCGTTCTTGCAAAGCAACTTCATCACCCACTAATGCAAGTTTTTCCTTTTGAGCAAGAATGTTTTCTTTATTGGATAGTAAAGATTTTTCGGCATTAGTTAATCGGCGCGTTAATTGCACCTCTTCTAGAATTGCAAATTGCGCCTGTTCTTTTTGAAGCTCTTTACGTTGTTGACTGATAACATCATTAGCACTCTGATGCTTTTTAAGAATTTCTAACTGAGCTTGTAATGCCAATAAATCACGAGAAGCTTTTTCCTCTTCTTTATCACCTGCTGGAACTGTATATGATTTACTTCGACCAGAACCCGGCATTTGACGGTCTCTTAGTCGATAATTAATCATTTTTTCATATTCTTTATACTCTTCTTCAGATAATGCATGCTTATTAGCGTTTAACTTTGTAAGTTCTGCATTCCTCTTTGTTTCCCAGCTTGCATATTTATTATAGAATTCTTGTTTAATTCGGAATTTATTTACCTCTGATTGGCTAGCTACTTTTTCAGCTTGATCCTGAGCCTTTTTAAGATCAATATCAGCTAGTTTCTCTTTGAGTTCAGCCACCTTGGTTTTTAACTCATCTGGCGTCATATTGGTTTCAGCAAAGAAAATACCTTTTGATGCAGGATTTATTTGGAAATCAACTAATATCCGCTCATATTCGTTAACTTGTTGTCTTAAGTCTTTTGTTCGCCCAATATCAAGCATTGCATCCCAGCTTTTTTTGGCCGCGTCCTGAACCCCCTTCCATGCGGATTCTAAGAACCCTAAATTTTCAACAATATCATTAGCGCCATCATTGATAGATTGCGCATAAGCATCGATTGCCAGCTTAGCTGCTTCTGTTTTATTACCTTGTAATTCGAGTGTTCTGATTTGCTCTAATTGGGATGCTGTGAGATGATGATTCGCTTTTTCTAATTCAAGCGACATTTGAAGTGGTTCATCTTGCAAGCGTTTAAACTGATCAATCGTGGTATCAATCGCCTGCCCAGTGATGTAATTCATCTGTGCGGCCGCTTTTGAAACACGAGAAATTTCATTATTTGAAAATACGCCTGTACCGACCACACTCGAAATGGATGATGCCATTTCACCACGCGTAATACCGCCACCTGCAAGGGTTCGCGCCATTTCATTTAATTGGCTGGCAGATTTATTGGCGTAGTTACCCGTTAATATCAACTGCTTGTTAAATTGGGAAAACTCTCTTTCTGCATCATAAGCTAATTTTGCAACGCCCGTTAAACCAGCAGTAATTCCTCCCCAAATACCACCACGAACCAGTGAGCCCATATTAAAGGAATTGGCAATACTCTGAAGACGGCCAGATAATGACTTGCTGTTTTTATCAAACTCTTTAGTTTCTTTGTTCGATTCAGATAAACGACGAATATAGATCTCAGCTGAAGAACTGACACCAAGTTGAGAGGCTTGATAACGCAACATCTGTTCACGACTTAAATTTTGAGTGGCAACCTGTTCTTTTAGTCGCTGAATAAACCGTGTTTTTTGTTGTGTTAGAGACTCTTCTTCTCGGCGTAACTTCATTGACTCTGAAGTAATAGCAGAAATAAGCACCTGATAATCGCGCTGATGGATAGTGCCTTTCTTCACTTCTTGGTTTAACTGAGCCTGAATGGCTCTTAACGCTGATGCACTACCTGATAATCCTTTAACGGCTTCGATTTGTTTGTAGTATTTTTCAGTATTCGCATCTTGTTGATCTTGTATCGCCTTTATTCTTGATTTAGTGACATTCTGAATTTCGGCAAACTGCTCACCTGTAATTTTGAGCTTGTCATAAGCCTTTGTTGATTTATTTAAAACCTCAGTGAGTTGTTTGAGTGCATCTCTCGTTTGCCCAACACTTTGGGATTGCTCTAAAAAAGCATCTGCTTGTTTGCGTGATTCAATAGCTGCGCGCGCTTCTTCCTGTGCGATCCGCTGATAATAATCCGCTCGTTGTTGCTGAGAAATTTCTTGTTGATTGTTAAGTTCTTGAAGAGATTGCGCAGTACTCTCTGCTGAACTGCGAGCAGTTTGCGCTTGTTGTTCAACCAGTTGAGCCATGCGTCGTTGACTGGCTTCGGCTTTTTCTGCGGTTTCTTGCAGTTGACGTTCAACACGCCCCATTTGCTGGCTGAAATCTGCTGTTTCAGCGCCTAAATTAATCGTGAGATCCGCTATTTGTTGGCTCATATCGTACTCCGCCCGCTATCCCTTCACTGACCGCCATCATGGTTTCATCGTCCATATCAACAGCGGATTTTCGTAACAACACGCTAAAATCCTCTGGAGACAAATTATCACTGCCACCAAAAACACTGGCGACAGTAAAGTTGAGCCCAGAAAAGGCATGATCGATAAGTTGGAGGGTGAAGGGAGTTTCATTAAAGAAGTGTAACCAATCAGCGAGCTCGGTCGCTGTCATTTCGCTGAGCATCCTGCGCCAATCAGCACGTTTAAATTCATGTGACAAACGCAGGATAAATTGATGTTCACGGGCAACTACTTTTCCAGTGACTCTTCCTGTGCATCACTGTGAATATTTTCATTTTCCGCGCTTTCAACTTGTGCCATCCCACTAATCACCAGCACTTCTTTAGCTGCAAGAGCAAGTGCTTCAGGATTCCATGTAGAAAGAACATCATTGTAAATTAGCTCAACATCACCCGATCCACCGTGCGCTAATGAACGAGACACTAACCAGGCATTTGATTCTGTGTTTGCACGAATAATCAGGGCTGTTTTTTTAACGCCTTCCACTTTTTCAATATCGTCGTTTTTTTCTGATTGCTCGACTAAAAAATCAAAGTATTCAATGCGCTGTAGTGCTGACAATTCATACAACACAACAGAACTACCGCCGTAAGTAAACTCTTTTTTATTTAAAAACATACTGTTACCTTTTATTCATTGTCTTTTTTAATAACGGGCGCACTTTTTCCTTGCTCTGACGCTGATTTAATTTCTTCAGCAAGAGCTGGACGACCACTATTAGTGATCTTAATCGTGCGGGTGATCACTTCTTTTGCGGGTACCGTTTTTCCCAGCGAACTGACCCAGCCACGATAAATATCGACTGCCCCATTCGGATAACGAATACGATAGTGGCGAACATCTCCCAGCTGGAACCAATCAACCAGATCTTTTTGTCCTTGCTCACCCGGTTTCCATGCCAGCGTAATATTGGCTTCACCTGCTGATTTTTCCCCCTGAGCAGTCGCTTTCCAATCTGCATCTTCATCGTCAAGATACGTATCGTCATAACTGTCTGCGGTAATTTCACCCGGCTGTAACTCTTTAATTTTTGCCAGTCGCGTCCAATCCGTATCATCAAACGGCGCTTTTAATGGGTCTTCGGTACCGCTATAAATCCAAAGCGTGGTACCAGCACCTTTTACGGGTGCCAATGGGTTTGGTGTAGGCATAATGATTCCTTTTACATTGAGTAACTAATTTGATAATTGAGATCGACAGAACCCCACAACCCCATTTCTTCATCACGATGGTAGTCGTAGCCGTTAGGGGTCATATTTTCGATAAGATCGGACAGTGCGGGAATGGAGGTCAGTGCGGGATAAATCACAGCTTCAACCCATTTATCTAATTCAGCATCAGGGCTATTCGCACTCAGAAAAACTTCTATGTGAACAATCGCTTGCCAGCTATCTTCATCAAGGTTTTCACCTGTTGATACAGCATCCGTGATATACACGGCAACCGCTGGGAAGTCGTTTTCATCCACAAAAAAAGGGCGACCATCAAAGACTGTCGCCCCATTAGCATGAGGCTCAATCGCCCCTTTAATTGCGTGTCGGATCTGTGTGTGTTTGATCACCAAACCCTCCCTTTTATATAAAGCCGTAATTGTTGCTTTAAGGCCGATGCCATTTCTTTAGGCATATCAGATTCAATAAGCTTCTCTGACTCTTCGGTGTAAGCCGTTGTTAACGGTGTGACGAGCGGAATTTTAACTACTTCGATGGGATAACGACTTTTCCCAACGCGCTGAAGAATATGCCAGCGCCCATTATCAAGCTGTTGAATAAAGGCATTAGGAAAAGAAAATTTGCCCACTTTCAACACACTCCCTGCTCCTTTCTGATTACCTCGTTTTCTTGATAGTTGAACGCGAGCACTACCCAAAGCAATGGCGGGTAAATTACCCCGGTTTATCACTAATCTAGCACGAGGCGTTTTATAGCGACTACTCGCTCGACTAAGTCGAACACGTTGACGGATCAGGCGTTGAGGCACTTTGGTTTCAGCTGAAACCCGTTTAACACTATGGCTAATGACACGGCGAGCAACACGGTTGATCGCCATTGCCGTTGCTTTCGGTACCATTTCATCATTAATGCTATTTAGGTTTTTAATGGCTTGCTCTAACCCTTTCATATCACCCACCTATTTAATCCAAATATGTGGTTTACCATTAAACTTTTGATATCGCGTGATTTGGTAAGTTTTGCCATCAATTTCAACCGGATCCTTACGGTCAGGTTGATAGGTTGACGAAAAAATAACATAACTCACCCCATCACCGCTCATCGGCCCCAATTCAGGGATAAAGTGAGATTCTAGTGCTTGATAAAAAACACCATTTATACGGATGGGAACCCCCATCCGTTCTTCGGTCACGTTATCCATTCTTTTTACCAACCGCTCAAATGGATTCATCGGTGTTGACCTTAACCTTGAGGTGCGCCAGTTGATGGCACAAAGACATTGAGTTTAACGGTGACATTTTCACTCGATGCATCCGCATCATCCCAAACCACACCGGCAGGTGTACCACCTGTATCTACCACGATATTGTCTTTAACGGACGCCGTAGTGCCGGCTTTTAAGGCAATACCAGCTTTCTTATTCAGCAAGAAAACACCTTCTGCAAAACCATCACCGGTTTCGTTAGGTTGAATATCCGTGATCGCAACACAAGCAATAGCGCCAACGTGCACCAGTTGACCACTTTTAATGATCTCTTTTGTGCCATTAATCAGAGCAATTGTGCCACCCTGTTGTACATAATTCTTAGCCATAAAAACTCCTTCCGATGCCGAAGCACCGGATTTTAGATATAAAAAAAGCCCATAAGGGCATCAGGACAAATCAAAGAAAAAAGATGTCCTACTTACCAGTTACTTTAAGCAGACCGCGATAATCAACCGGTGCCACACCTGCATCAATACGTACCTTTGTAGTGACACCATCAGAGGTAAAACCTTCAAGCTGATCAATATACGGCACATCAATCCCGTTTAAGTACGCCACTTCAATGGTGTCACTGCCTTGGCGTGAGGCCATATACCAATCTTTTTCGCTTGCATCATCTAAACGAGGCTCAGCGATAATTTCCGCTAAATCGCGCACTGGGTTAATGATATTAGAATTAACATCCGCGCCTTTCACGCTGCCTGATTTAACCACTTGGATAGCTTGTGTTTCTAGCGTGGTCGGTACCAACATAAAGGCAGGGCGAATATTGAGTGTACGCTCACCTTCTTTTTGTTGACGCATAGCAGTTCGACCCGCACTGATGGTTTCTACATCCATCCCGCCGGTGATCATGTTTTTATGATCGGCACTAAATAGTGCTTTTTTATCGCTCATTTTTTCATTGTCGATAAGCACCGCATACACCAAATCACCGACAGTGGCTTTAGCTGCACGACCGAACTTCATTGGCACATCTGTCAGCATATTCATATCATCATTGATGATGGCTTGACGGGTAATGCTAAATAACTCACCGTAGGTCGCCAGTGCGATGGTTTCGCCTTTATCATCCAGCGTAACGTACTTATATTCTGCTCCTTCACGCACTTGACGTAAGGAAGGGAATGCCCCCAATCCCACACGATGTGCAGTTTTAAAGTCACTGAGTTGCCCTTTTTTCGTCCATTTTTCAAAGGTTTCGTCGTTTTCTTCCCAGCCGAGCAAAATCGCTTTATTCGCGACATCCAGCAGGATATTACCGAAATCAGAGGTGCTGTGCGTAAAGGCCATACCGATCATTTGCATCGGATTATACGTGGCCACACCGATGCCACGCTCTGTCAGTGATGCGCGCGCTAATTCACGCAGTGTCATGCTGTTATAGGCGTTATCTTTTTCATAATCCTGATAACCCGCACGCGCCATAACAGAAGCACGCACACTGTCACCGACAATATTGCCGTTTCCTGCATGGATATGTTGCATATTAACCGTATTTGATGGTTCAGGATTTTGTTGTTGTGCAACCGTGTTAAGTAATTGCTCCCGCGCTTTCTCAACAGAACAACTCGCATCCGCTAAACAAGTGATCATCAAATCATTATGACGACCTCCGAACATGGCAAATAAATCTTTAATCCCATTTAAGCGCACTTGCTCATCAGCATAGGAGACATTAGGTTGAGGCGCAGGTGTCGGCGCTGGATTAGGTTGTTGAGTAGGACTCGTCGTGTTTTTAGGGATAATTTGATTTTTAATTTCACTTGGCATAGATGAAAATTCCTCAATTCGTTTAGATGTAAGATTTGCCATTGCTTTCACTGGCTCAATCACTTTATCGGCGAAACCGTGTTCAACACACTCATCGCCATCAAGCCATGTTTCCTGCTCCAACATGGCGGTCATTTCTTCTGTTGTTTTTCCTGTTTTGGCCACATAAGCAGGAATGAGTACGTTTTCTAACTTGTCGAGCAAGTCAGCATATTCACGCATATCATTCGCATCTCCCCATGAAACACCCCACGGTTTGTGGATCATCATCATGGCATTTTTCGGCATAATGACCGTATCACCCACCATCGCAATGACCGACGCCATTGAGGCGGCCAAACCATCGATATAAACCGTGATTGTCGCGGAATGATTTTTAAGTTGGTTATAAATGGCAATACCATCAAACACCTCACCACCCGGTGAGTGAATATGCAGATTGATATGGCTGAGATTACCCAGCGAGAGTAAATCTTCTGTAAAGCGTCTTGCGCTAATTCCCCACCCGCCGATCTCATCATAAATATAGATATCTGCGGTTTGGTCTTCTTTGGCCTGCATGCGAAACCAGCTTTTTTGATTTACTGGCCTCGACATTTTAGGCATCGTCATCAAGTTCTTGTTGCTTAGCATCTTGTGCCCCTTTGTCATTAGAAGGATCAGTATCAAATACCAGTCCTAATCGTTTATTTTCGTCAATTTCGGTTTTACGACGACGTTTCACATCTGCAGGGTTTCCCCCTTTAGCACGTATCCAGTCGCTTTCTGTTGACGCCCCACCACGTAACAAGGTTTTCCATGCCTCAGACTCTTTTTTCGGGTCAATCCACGGCATTACGGGGCCACTGTAAACCGCATTAAACAGTGATTTAGCGTCAACATCAGGAGGCACTGCGATCACACCACTGGCTATCGCCATTTTTAACCAATTGCGATACATCGGACGGCTAATACCCGCCACAAAGGTGTCTTGAAAAATGTTATAACCTTCAAACGACTCCACCAGCTCTTGTCGTTGAGCGCTATATGTGCCGTTATAGTCACGGGCGATACTGGAATAACTGCCTCGACTGCCCGCAGAAACCGCACGTAATTGCCCATTGCGAAAAGTTTGTAGATTAGGATTCGGTCGGTCTGATTTGATCATACCTACTTCTTCACCCGGTTTTAATCCGTCGTAAATCATGCCCGGCTGAATATCGATGTTACGTTGCTCATCTTCGTCGTATTCGCCATCAGGGAAAGAGCCAGCATCGCCTTTTTTAATGTACATGCCCAATGAAGCTGCAATACGTGCAGAGGTTAACTCCGCATCTTCGTAATCTTTTAACGCACTTAAGCGCATTAAGATCCCCGAAAATAAACTGACACCTCGCGCTTGATGAAGCCGACGGGTGAATTTCAGGTGCAACATATTTTCGGCATCGATGGTTTTAATATCCCCTAAATTGGCACTGAATTGAGGGAGGTTTTTATACACCTGATACCCTGTGGGTCGCCCCCACTCATTGAACTTAATGCCTTGGATAATCTTACTTTCAGGCATATTCATGTGGATCGGCACAAAGTCAGGCTCTAAGGCTTCGAGCCAAAAATAGATATTGGCTTGAGGTTCTAATCCTTTGGCTTTACCTTTGACGAGTTGAGCAAAGACTTCACCATCACGTAGCCACGTTCTCACCAATAAACGCTCTAACACTGGGCGACTAAATTGCCCTGTCACTTCGGGTAATACTGACCACTCAGCCCAAGCTTGGCGAATTTGCGACGCTAAATCCTCATGGATTTGCCCTGCGCCATCTAAGGGCTGAGGCTCAACAATAATGCCCTTCGCCCCGACAATGCGCTCCTCCATCTTGTCGAGAATGCCGATAGAAATATCGTGATTGTTATCTAGCCAGCGCGCTTGCTCCCGTAATGATGTGCCACCAAATTGAGTCAGCTGGTTGCCATTGCGATTTTCACGTTTAGCGGGATGTGTGCGAGTGGGTAAAACGGCTTCATAAGCTTTAATTTGTAATCGAGAGCGGAGGCGCGAGGCTTGCCAGTTTGGCGCAAAATAACCAATGGCGTTGTCTAATAATGTCATCGAAACCTCGCTAATTTATACATTGGATTGCCTCGTTTTCTCGATATCAATGCCGATAAACGTGACTCCCAACGCTCACGGCCTTTAATGATCTCGTTGAGGTTTTCCATTGTCATGGCTTGCCCATTAAAGGTGATGGACTTGCCTTTTAATACCGCCTCTTCCGCTAAACGGTATTGCTCAATCATGTGTTCAATTTCTTCTTTCGTCATATCCAGCCTCCGCTGTTTGATACCGGTACCCATGCTGATACGGCAGGCGTTTCCTGTTTTTGGGTTTCGGGTGAGGGTTTTATTTCAGGCTCTGGGGCGATATCGGCAATTGACGGAGATGAGGAAAGCGTTACATCAGGCAACCTTGCCCATTTAGGCGGTTTTTCCCAATTGATACCTTCGTACCCTTTTAATATCACCAAGGCATGGGCGTAAACCATCAAGTCAAATGCCTCATTAGCGCCTCGACCCGGTTTTTCCCAATGCCCTTTTTCGTCACGCTCTTCATACGTCAACTCGTCATAGAACGATTCATCCAGCCAATCAGGGAAATGAATATAATTAGGCCCGACGGTATCGCGCGATAACGCAGAGCTGATCCGGTCTTTAAGTTGGTCAGTTTGCAGTAAATAAAGAGGCACATCCCCTTTCGCTTGAGCGCGCCTTTCGGAACGGCTGGTGTTATCGGGGAATGATTTGGTGATTAACTTACTGCGTTTATGCCCATCCCCTTTAAAGAGATAAACTTTACGATGTAGCCCTTCTTTTCGACAACGACGCCAAAATTTATAAGCATTATCAGTAACGCCATCTTCACCACCGGAGTCCACCCCAAGCATCATGATCCCCATTTCATGATGAGAATAGTGCTGTAATGGGTAGGTTTTCTCTAATACATCGGTGATTAATACTTGCCAATCTTCGGGATACGAACCCGGATCAATTCGACGACATTCACCGTTGTTGTCATAACGAAGAGATTGGGTGATTTCAAAGCGGTCAATCACCCAGCGTTCGCCTTTTTCACCGTAACCGACCACCTGAACCACAAAGCGTCGTTTTTTACCGCCCTGTACGTCAACTGTGGCAACCAAGAATCGTACGCCATCAGGAACAATCAATTCGCCTAAGTCTTCAACACGATTGATTAATTCATCACTCTGACGCTGTTCTTGTGCAACTTTCGGCAGATAAGGCAAACCCCAGTCTGTATTAGTCACTGACTTTAATGTTTCTTCACTGCCCGTTAATTCATATTCTTGCTCTGCACCAACAAACTTATTTACTAGTTGAGCCCATGTTTGATAAGCGGCAGCTGGCCCTTCCATCCAAAATGATGCAAATCTTGAGTAGCGAGGGTTACCCGTTATTTTCCCTGTTTTATCAATTGATTGCCCCTCTATCAGCCATACGCCTTTATTGTTTAATGTTCTTTTTTGGTCATGTTCTATCTTTGATAAACAGTGAGGGCATTGAAGATAAGCATTTTTACCTGCTTCAAAGGGATCGTCCGTTAATGAAAATCCAACCATGTTATCTTTTATAGGTTGAAAATATTCACCACAATGTGGGCAAGGCCAATACCAACGACGGCGATCACCACGGTTATAAAGTGATAAAATACCTGTTGTTGGCGGGGCTTCATGAGGTAACGTTCGACTCCACTTTGTATTTGTTATTTCACGACCAGGAGAGCTCTCCACCAGCGTCATGCCAGCTGACATAAAAGTGGTTGTCCGTTTTGATGCTAGCGAAAATGCATCACCTTCACCGTCAATGTTCTCAGGAAAGCGGTCATAATCAGTTAAAGCAACAAAACGATAATCTGATGACGACATAATATTGACAGTTGGCCATCCTATTTTTAGGTAATTTCCCGCTCTAAATGTTTTATCGTGAACGTTATTATCGTTTGTGCGAGGACTTAACCGCTTTGATACCTCTTTACTCACTCTAAACGTTCTATCCAGCCGTTTTTTAGAGTGCTCTCTGGCTTTATCCTCTGTCATTTGAATTAATAAAAAATCAGCAGGATCACAGACAATGGTGTAAACAATCCATCCATCAATTAGCGCTAAGGATTTACCTGTTCGAGCTGGGCCCACAAAAATAACAGCATCATATCGCCTAGATGTTAAACAATTCATAGGCTCAATAATGTAAGGTGTTAATGTGTCATCCCAAGGTAATGAGCTACCACCATCAAGAGGAACTCTCATATATTTTTTAACGGCTTCCGCGACAGGTAATCTGTTTGGTGGTTTTAATAGTGTGGATACATCACGCCGAATGGATGAAGCGGAAGCAAATCTTACTGTCATTATTCCTCCATCGCTTCTGCATTATTCACTTCACTGGATAGCAGCTCTCTCATTTCATCAATAACAATTTGAACCTGTACTAATTGTTCTGCATTCCATCCGTGATCTCGCTCTAACCTGTCTGGCCACGTTTCCAGAACCTGAGCAATAGCCTTGACAATAACCGCCATTTCTCGATGAACTTCTGATGCCGGAATAAGTTGTTTTAATGTAGTTTCAAATTTAATTCTTTCATTTTCAGACTGATACCAATCTTTTCTATCTTTAGGAAACATAAGGTCAGGATCTTGAATCCCTTCCCCACCTTTACTGTCATCTGCAAAAATTATCGGCCCAACATCTCGCAATGCATAAACAGGGTTTCCTCTGACTGTATTAGCAATGGGAACATTAGCTTCTAATAATCTCTTTTTAACTGTGCCTCGGTTTAGCCCGAATGCCTCAGCAATCTTTGCAACACTCCAGTTATAGGCGTCTCCCAGATTGCTGACATTAGACATCGACACCTCACTTGGTCAGGTGATTTTCTTGTTTTGTAATAAAAATCAATACGATAAATAGCATTGAGGTGACAACAATTAAATAATATTGTCACCTCAATACTGTTTATATCTATATATATCAATCAATTATGAGACCTGTTGCTGACACCATGAAAATCAGAAAACTAGCCGTTTCCCGCGTGCGCGCCGCCCCGTGGAGAGGGTACCCCGCTGGGAGTACCTTTTGAATTAATAAAACTATAAATTGAGACGCATATCCTTTACTAAATATCTAATAAGCATTAAATATATTAATGAGTTATTAATTTAAATATAAAACCAAAAGGTAATATTATGAATGTTAAAGAAAAAATAGACACTATACTTCTTTGCGACATTGCTAAGCACTTAGGTATAGATTCGGATATAGATCCTGATATTATTAAATATGCTATTACATCAGGTAATGAATGGATTATTAATGCTGAATATTCATTTTTATTAGATGATGAATCGTCTAATCACACTAAGGAAGATCGTGATTTTCTTGTAGAGATATTAAATATGTATAGAGGGTTGTCTGCTTCCTTAAGAAAATTTTCTAAGGATAAACAACAGGAGCTAATCAAGAAAAATAATCTCAAATTAATTGAAGATGGTATTCAACTTCCCGGTTTTGATGGAAATAATGAATATAAATACACTAATATTCTTGAGGGTTTTTGGAAAATAAACAGATTCACCGAACAAAAAGATCCTATCTCAAACACCCATTCTCAAACAATTGATAACTATCGTCGCATGATAAACTGTTATAAAAGTTTAAATGTGCAAAATAGAATGTATGATATTACTGAAAGTGAATTTCAAAAAATATTAGATAGCGCACCATATAGTTTTTAATCATTAACTATTTAATTACTAAGGGGGTAATATTGGCCCCTTTTTTACTTCTGACTACACCACGTTCTGTTATTTAGCTCGTTCATAAGTTTAGCCCACGCATGACGTTCAATTTCTCGCGCCTGCATTAGCTCATTGATATTTGCATCTTGTCGATCAGCTCGCATACGTAAATCTGCCAATTGAGCATTGATATCCTGCTCTACTTCACCAATAGCAAGCACACCACTAAATACCGCATCACCTGACGCACTAAATTTAATTTTTGGTGAATCAATAACAGCATCTTTAATAAAACAACCACTTAAGCCTGCAATAAATAAATCGTTACTTTGCTTTGGTTTAATGCTGATATTGATACCCACATCTTGCACCAGTTGTTTAATGCGAGTGAGTTGTTCTTCTAACCTATCTAACTCAGTGGTATCTACTGAGACTTTTAATTGAATAGTATTATCTGACATGATCCTCTCCAATAAAAAAGCCACCAGCGATTAACTGATGGCTATCTATATAAACTCTATCAACGCCACGCAATGAATGATGTTTGTAGAATTAATAATGTCTCTCCATAGTCACGTCCTTTCTTCTACCTACAGCTGACGTTGCTGATAATGACCGAAAATAGCTAAGGCGGTGGTATTCATTGTTTTTGACTCTCACTATGCGCTATCTGTCGAGAATAAAACAGGTCATGGCTAACATAGGAAACAGCGACAACGCTACGTTTTCTTCTATTGGCACGAAATAAAAATAGCAGTATGATTAATATGTATTTATTTTTTGCTTAAATTCAGCCGCCCTGTGAAATCAAACTCACAGGGTTATTTTTATTTTGTATCCATTACACCAATCAAAATTAGATAACTAAGAATAATCTACTAGTGAATATACCTACTTAAGTAATAATAAAAAATTCACTATGTTTGTATCTAATTACATCTTGATAGTATTGCCCAGCCTCCCATGCTGGGCTTTTTTTATTCTTTTAGAATGCTTTTATCCAGTTCTTCACGGAATTTAACTGGATTATCTGAACCTTCTACTGCCATGATATTTCTCCATTAAAAAGCCCCGCTATTGCGAGGCGATTGTTTTCTAAAAACTTACGTTGATTATTAACAGATTGGCTTAGTGGATATTGATAATCTATTGTTTTCACACATACTAGTGAAAGCCCTGTGGGAGCCCAAACTCACAGGGTTATTTTTATATTGCGCTGTTTATTTAGGTAGGAGATAGATAAGAATAATCAATCTGGTATATATATTTACCTAAGCTATACTAAGTAAACATCGCTATACTTTAATTGATATCTTGTTAGTTTGCCCTCGTACCCTACGTAGGGCTTTTTTTAGTTCACACACTCCGTCCTAATATAATCCTGTAATCCCAATATCACTTGCTCTGATTCTGCAATTCGCTCTCGGAGTAACCAATAATTTCTGATAGCGGTGTCAGTAGGTCTGGCGGTGGTTGCATCATCCATGCTGGTGGTGGGATTGCTGGTACTCTTTGGACAGTTGGCTTTGATGTACACCCGCTCAGGATTACGCTCACTAATATCACGCAAGCGACTAATTTCATTCTTTGCATTAACAAGCTCCTGTGTGTGCTTTATATCAAGTTGATTTAGTCGCTCTATGCGAACTTGATAGTCTGCATTGATAATCTTTTGCTCTTCGAGTGTGGCTGTAAGTTCTTTGTTTTTTTCTGTCAGTGTGTTAATTCTTTTAGCTTGTGCATTAATCAGCACGCAACCACCAGCAACAATCCCCACTATCACAATGACAATGTAAAGTTTCCAATGCTTCATAATTAGTACCGATGATGTGAGAGAGCTATCTGACAGCGTTTTTCTAAACTGGCTTTGTCGTTAACACATGAATTATCAATTGAGAGATAAATGCCACCAGCGACTGTGATAAGTAATGCGAGGATAAAGCTAATAACGATAATTAAAGGTTTCCATGACATAGTGCTGACTCCGCATCTCTACGACTGACTAACCCTCGCCATACCTTGCCACCTGCATAAACCCAGCGTTTCATTTCTTCACAGGCACCATACTGATCACCTGCATTTAATTTCTTTAGCAATGTAGAACGTGCAAAAGCTGTGGTGCCGACATTGAAAGCGAAGGAATATAGAGAAGCTTTTGTTTTATCATCCAGTGGTACTTTAACCAGGACATCAACTTGTTGTTGCGTTCTGATAAAGTCTTTCTGAAGTAACTCGTCACATTCTTGCTGTGTGTATGTCTTACCTTGAATAATGTCTTTGCCTGTATGCCCATAACAAACCGTCAGAATTCCAGCAACATCACGATAAGGTTCATAACGAACACCTTCAAAGTAACCAATCACTGTTATCGCAATACTTACCGCACCAGCACTCGCAACTGCAGCTACCTTTTGTTTTAGATTCATTAAATGTCCTTTTTAGCTTTAGTCAGCATTTCACCAACTATCTTTTCTATGTCTTGCGGATCACTAGAACAATTTCGATGAACTAATTCAGCAAATAACGCTGTTCGTTTTCGTTGTTCTCGCTGTGTCATAAAGTAAGTTGCTAATCCAAGGAGCATGCTGAATCCCATCCCTATTACAAATCCCCATTCATAAAGTGAGAGACTTGCAAAAAAGGCAGTTAAGCCAGCCGTTCCGTAGGTAGCATTGGTTAATTTTTCCATGCGCATATACACCCCCTACGGAGTGTCCGAGTTTAGTTAAAGGAATACAGACACACAGTTATTGTGTGAAGTGGTTAATGCGTGATTGATTCTGTGGCTACGTATTTTTATACATGAAGCTAATGTATTAATTTGATTGCTATGCGTTAAATTAATTTAACATATATAAAAAAAGTCACCGAAGTGACCTTTATAAGAAAACTATGATATTGATTATTAATTAATTAGATCTACAAATGATGCAAACCAACTGCAATGATTAGTAACATATACCAACACAGGCTCAGTGACTAAAATGTAAGCAAACACTGTTGATATTAACCCCACAAACAATATAACTCCAATAATTCTAAATGCCCAACGTTGTATGGTTAGTCGACTCTCGATTGATTTAAAAACACCATCAATATCATCCTTGATAAATGAATACTCTTTATTTATTTGCTTTTTCTTATGTACTAATTCTTCACTTATAACCTTAAGAGTTTGTTTTTGATTACATAAAACCAAAAAAACCAAACAAATAAATATAAAACATCCTAATAAAATAAAAGTATTAGTTATTCCTTGCCCTTGCCATGTTGATGCTTTTTTAAACTGAGTAGCAACTATGATTGATGCGACTGGAATACCAAGTATGTGATTTTGAATATCTGAAAATGCTTTATGTATTTTCCCCATTTCTTCTACTTTAGCAGTACGAAGTTGATCCATGATCTTATCGTATGAAAATCCTGACGCAAAAATCTTATACCCCTTTAAAAACTGTTCCTTAAGTTTTTGAAGGTTATTCAACATATATTCAAATTTCTCTTTATCATCAATATCTTCTGTGACTACTTGAATACTATTAACTAAAATATCTAACTTTTGTTCTCTATGAGTATCTTCTTTAAAGCACGAGATTAAGTTTTCTAAAGATGTATTATCTAGTTCCCTTATAGTTTCATAGGAGTAGCGTGGAGAAAGTTTGAAAACCTCAGTACCTAGAAAAATATACTGATATGTAGTTTTATCAAAATATGCCGAATCTTCTTCAAGGAGAGATAAAAAACTAATTACCATTCTATAATTTTTAATATCTTGCGGAACTTCCGTGTCCTTTTTTGAAAATTGAATATCAAAAATAAAATAGTTATCCAGCTCCGTACACAGATTTTTGGGAGCTTGTAGCATTCCTCTTACATTACGGAAAACACTTCCAAATGACGTTCTTGGCAACTCAACGGTTAAACTAATTGTTTCCCCTGCAACTAAATTTCCTGAATCAAGCATAATTCCAAATTTTCGCTCATCCTTAAGCAATTGGTCGATAAAATCGCAATCGGTTTGATCTTCAAGCAAAAAAGAACCAGTCATTGAGTCATCAGTAAACTCAATTCTTCTATATAGTTCTATAAGTTGCTCAAATGAAATGGAACCGCTCACAAATCAAACCTCATCTAAAAATATCTGCCGAAGCTCATCTGAAATATTTCTGAGGATAATTTCATTATTTTCCTCATTGTATTCTACTGAGCCATTATTTATACCAGCTCGATCAAATTTCAATTCCCAATATTGTGATTTTCCTTTAAAACTAACCAAGCCACGAATTATACGACCATCAGGGATGAAGCCATCTGATAATTCAAGCTCTTCTGATGCTAGTTTAGCAGATAAAGTATCAGGATCATGTGGCCATACTGAATTAACAAATGTATCTAAATTTAAAGGCGTTGTAGACTTACTCAGGTCTCTTAAATGCTCAAAAGCTCTACTGAGAAAGCTTTCTTTTTCCTCAGCTTCAAGCCCTTGTTCAGTAACAAATGCCTGAAGAGCATTTTTTAGTTTTTCAGATTCCTGCTTTGCGATCAAAACGTCATTACACCCTAAAAAACGCTTGAAATAATTTGAAACAGTACTCTGACCTTTAAGAAAACTAATATAACGTTCAGCACCATTTTGCCAAGCAGTTATATCAATTCGTCCAGCAACTCGTAACTTTGCAATATCTAAATATACACTGTCTTCAATAATAAAATTATCATTAATTGCTGAGCCTGTTGTAGCATTTACCATAGCAATAAGTATATGTTCATGTGACCCAATAATTATATGAGAAAATAGAACGTATCCTCCTGTTGCCATGGTCTCCTGCTGTGAACGATCAACGAGATGATTCATCATACGAACTGAAATGTCATAAAATGAGTCAGGAGCATTTAAATAATCAGCGACAATCCTTTCCATTGGATAATTATCTGTATCCCCCTCAAAATGACCATACCCCTTACCAGTCCTTCCGGAATAACGTTCACAAATTGCATCAATCAATCTCTGAGATGCATTGGTTACAGTATTCATTGTTGGACTAAGAATTTGTGTTGCGTCACCATGCTGTTCTTTATCAAGAAAATGAACAACTACATTTCTTACTTCAATTTCAATAGATTCGTCTTTGCTCACAACAAATTCCTTTAATTTATAACGTAATTAACCTAACGCTTTATATATGTGCAATTATTAATCACATAACTCAAATTATTTCGTAGGTTACCACATAAAAAATAAAGGCAAACAAAGGTAGTTCAAAATCTAGCTCTATATCTAAAAAATAATTAATGTATTTGGAAGTATTTAAAAAAACAAAGACCCCACATAAGCGAGGTCTTGATAAAATTCAGTGTGGTAAGTAATAAATCGCCCACTATTTAAAGATGATAAGGCAATCTTATTCAAAATGCAATTTTTAACTGTTTATATAACCAGTCATCTTGTAATCTTATTAAATGCGACTTCCGCACCACTCTCTTCAAGAAAGCATTTACTAATTAACTTCTCATAGAGCGGTTTCCAGTTACGAGACCATGTAGGTTGGGTTAGCTCAGGTACTATATGTTTTATTGCTTGGTATGCGACTGAAGATGGCATTCTCTTGTACCCCCTACCAGTACAGCGAGGGCAATCTTTAAATACAGGTACACCGCCTTGTAATTCCGTCTGCTCTTCATCTAAAACCTTTCCGCGTCCTTTACAGCGACAACGATAGGTTAGTTTTCCTTTTCCATTGCAGGTTTTGCATAGCTCACCGACATTTTCTTTTTCAGTCCAAGGCTCAATGATGACAGTTCCATCAATACTTGTTTTCCCTTGGTACTTAACGACATCTTTGCGACTGTAAATTAGTCCTTTGCCTGCACACACAGAACATTCACAAACCGAACCTGCTGAACGGGCATAATCTTCAAACGCCATTTTTGCGAGGATCACTAAACAGTAACCCAACTTATTTCCCGCCGATTTAGCCACCAGCTTGGGGGTTACTTTAAGTGCATATTGTGTTAACTGTTCTACGGTGCTGAACTTATCTTTTTCACTCACGTCATTCTTCGCAAAAAAAGCAGATATGCCAAACTTAGCGCGTTGTTCTGTCATACCAAGCGCACCTGCAGTATCCATTCCTTTCATTCTGTCAGGATCTGTACAGTTTGGTGTATCGGTGATCATCGGTGACTTTGGATAAAATTGTTTTAATGCTGACTCTAATTTCATGCTAATACTCCTCGTGCCGTACACACGTTAAATAAATGCACCGATGCCTAATGAACGGTTTAAAAAATGAAACAACAATTCGATTTGATTGTCGTGAGTGGCTTCCCATTGCTTCGGGTCTCGATGCAACTCGTCATGATGAATACGACACAATGGAATGGTGAATAAGTCGTGAGCTTTAGTACCCATGCCTCCCATGCCATGACCTATGATGTGGTGCGGATCATCAGCCTGTTGCCCACACACGCAACACGGTTGAGTTTTCACCCATTGAAGCCAGTTGGTATTTTCCCAACGTTGCATTTTAGGTTTAAGAAGAAATGACGCTGGTGGCTCCGGATCAACAGCAACTTTAATAATCGGCTTTATCGCATCTAAACGTTCATTCATTGCGGATAATGCTGTCACGTTGCTTGGGATAATGTCAGCTTCAGGAAAACCACCATGGACTCTGCGTTCTTCTTGTTTATCTGACCAATTTAAAATCTGGCGCAATATCGCTTCGGGTAATTCATCAACCAAACTATGCATTACTGCAAATGAGAAAAAATCAGGTATCGTTAGCTGGTGGCCATTATCCAATCTCAAGCGACTACGAATAGTATCCAACATCCAATTGATACGGTTTTTATGGGCCAATTCAGCAACCCAACCTGCTGATGAATGGCGAATATGATTATCGTGATGCCAGCAAGTGCGGATCACGCCAGCTTCATTAAATGTCGTTACTAATTCGTGATGATGGTAATTATCTTCATCATTATCAATCTGGCAGCACTTGATATTACGGATAACCCACGTATCCATCGGTGATACTTGATCTATGGTGTGGATTACTTTTTTGCTATTAAGAAATTGAATGATGTGCTTATTGTTTAAAATTGGCTGTTCATCACCCGTTAATGCGCCTGAGGGCAACACGTCTAAACTTTTAGGCACATCACTAATAATCACACGATGGTGATTTTTAAATTGCTCAAGTAATTCAGCACCAGGTTTAAGCAACACAACACCAAGTTCTGGCTGAATATAAGGCGTTAATAATAATTTCATGCACTCACCTGTTTATTCAGCATCACCATGCGGATCAATTCATCCGTTTTACTCTCAAAGAAATGGAGTTGGATTTCACGAGGATTATTAGGACTGGTCATGTTCTTCCCAAGCTGACAACATCTAGCAGTAGCAATAGGCGCTCCTGTGATCTCAGGAGCGATCGAAATTTCATCAATAACAATTAATCCATTCATGTTATTTCTCTCCACGTTTTACTCGTGACCGTACATCACGTTATTAAATGAGCGGATAGTGATTTCTAATTTTCCACCCTTTACGACTTCCATTAACATCACATCCATATGCTTTACCTGCTGATCATCTTCCCAAATACCCGCATGTGTTAATGCATCAAACGGGGCTTTTAAAAAGTTATCAATATCTCTGCGCTGTTTTGTGGGCGGATATAAGCGAACCAGGACAGAAACATTTTCTTTAATTACTTTGGGTTTTCGTTTTAACTGCTCATATACAGAAGCAATGGTGTTAATTCGAAACTTACGCCCTTTTTCACTGATCAGCGTTCTACCCTTAATGTTTCTCCAATACGAGTTAACACTAGGTGGAAATGGCAACGTAAGCATGAGTTCAGGCATAAGTCCCCCATAAGCCAATTAGCAATGTCACTACAAACCAAAAACCAACGAACAAAATGTATCTAGTTAGCATTAGTGATTACCTCTTACTGAACTTACTAATGAATCGTAGGGCTCGGTTGGTAATTTCCCCATGAGTGCAAAATTAGAAGTGGCGTGTTTTACCCATCTGATAGTTGGCAAAGCGCATTTTTTAGCCTTCTGAATATTCAACTTTTCAATGTAGACTGACTCACCTGATTTACGTGATTCTGTTATTGCTGAATAAACTCTTTCTGCCTCTTTAGTTACTCTGTAGCGTAATGGACGTTCTTCGCTAATTCTGACTAATGCACCTAAAGTCCAAAGGTGTGCCAGCGCTCTTGATGCGCCAGCTAAATTAGTGTCTAAATCACGAGTAACAATGTCGCGATCTACTACTTCACCCACTTTGTACAACGCTAAGATTTGCTCTGTGATTTTCATGCGACACCTCTCGATACAAGCCATTTCGCTTGTTCAATAAATGTTTTGCCGATTTGCTCTAACTCACTGCGTTGAATGTAATCAATGGCTTTACCATTCCACGTTTTATCAAACACCACGATAGCGCCAGCAAAAAATGCCCCTGTTGGTACTTGGTTTTCATCTGCAGGAACAAACCATTGTGGAACATCAAAACCAACACGACCGCGAATAAAACAAATATGGTCCGCTTCTTCACACCACCATGTTTCGCTTGTGGCCACTTTCAACAAGAAAACATAACGCCCGCCTTTTTCACGCATAGCCAACGCATGATTCATAATGTGGCGAACACCTGTGACAGCCTGTTTTTCATGATATGAACTACGTGAATAAGGAGGGTTGGCAAATGCTGAACCGCCAATTTCTTTGAGTTTTTCTGACCAATCTTGGGTAAGCGCATTATCCTCAACGGTGTAGAAATGAGGGCATTTGCTGTTTTGCGCATCAGTAAATAAATCTAGCGTGAACGGCCCATAGAGTGAATTGATACCCCAATACAGATTTTCAGGTGTTCGCCATTGATCACCAATTTCTTTTAATTTGTGAGCAGATTGGCTTTTTAATGCCTGTAATTTCAGTGCGTAATCAATCATTGCTGAACCTCCTGTGACATTTCAGTCGCTTGTTTCCAAATGCTGTTCCATGCTTGGCGACCAGAAAACTCACTCATACGGCGAATGCCTGTCTTACCTGCTAATTCAAGTGCGATCTCTTCAATACGGTTTTGAGGTTTAGAACGAGAACCAATCAGGCGTGAGAATGCGCTGTCACGTTCAACGGTATCAACTTGAACCTTTGGCTCATCCTTTGGCTTTTGGCTACGAACGATCAGCTCATCAAAGTGTTTACGTAATTTACGAGGGCTTAAAATGTTTTGGTGCCAGAATGAATCTTTGTTGGCCCAGTCGAACAATCCACAAATTTGCTCATGGGTACGTCCATCGATTTGACGCATCAAACGAATATCGTTCGCCCAGTCGTACCAAGTAGGCTCTAGCGCGGATGGATTCAGTTTTTTAACACGACCAAACATCCATTTTGCCGTTTTTAAATCACCTTCATCGCCCCATTTTTGGAAGTTAGGGCTGTAAATTACCGCTTCGGGATAACGAGTTAAAAAATCATTTTTTGGCTGGTCGCTGGATTCGCCAGAATTCTGCGACGAATGATCTGTTTCTGTTGTACTCTCTGAAGTAATCTCTGTTGTATTCTCTGTAAGAACAGGCCATTTTGACCCGTTCAGAACAGCGCATTTTGAACTATTTGAAGGCTTCAATTTGCGCTTATCGATAAGGTCATTTTGAACTATTCGATTAGATGAATTATCATCGTTCGATTGGGTCATATTGACCTCATCGGTCAGCAAGTGGTGATCGTAGTTAATCGCATAATAATTAGTACGGTCATGGTTCGATTTATTGATTTGCTCGATGCGTAAAACGCCCTGCTTTTTCAAATTGGTAAAAGCACGTTTAATCGTTGATTCAGAGAAAAAAGGAAATTGATTCTTCCACTCTTCGACGGTGTTATAAATCCAGCGTGAGCCGTCATATTCAACACCTGAAGTAGTTTCAGTTAGCCAATATTGAATTTGCTGTAACAGCATCGCCTCATTTAAACCAAGGCGTACCGCTAATTCAGGAATAACGACTAAAGGGCGACTTTTTAGTAATAATAAACTCATCTTGCCACCTCATTACTTAATACGTGTGTACTTCTCTTTGAATCGTTGCAAGGGTTCACACTGTGGGTCGTCACAACCATCAAGCATAAAAATGACACACTGTTTTTCTCTGTCATAACGAACAACATGAACAACGATACCCCTGTGATTTTTGTAGTAGCGATCAAGTTGGTTTGGGTTCTCATTGTTCATTGCCCCGCTCTCCACTTGAAAAATAAAAATCAGCCCATGCCTTTTTAAGCGACTGTCTATCTACCAAACCTGTTTTTTGTTGGTAGTTGTTTGGTTGTTCGTCAGACGCTATGATTTCTACATAGCGAAATGACTTACCGTTAGTCAGTGGTAAACAACGGAATTGCTTTTTAGGTATTAAATGCGCTAATCTACTCATGCTAATTTCTCTTCACACAATTGAAATTTGCAAACCGAAGCCAGAGGCCGTACACCTTTGGCTTCACCCTTTCTTGATATAGCCATCTTTAATTTCTCTTTTGATGTAACGAAACAAACGCATTCATAAATGTGCGGATCTGCGAAATTAATCCATCCAGCATCATTTTTATTTTCTGTTCTTCTTCGTTATCAATAACGCCATCAGCCAAGCTATCTTTCATCAATAACGCCAAACGCCCCTGCATTTCGTCAACACCGCTACGCAGTACAAACAATTCTGTTTCATCCAGTTCCGCAGGACTGATCCGGTCAACGAGTAAACGATTTGATTCACGAGCGACAAATTCAGCAAATAAAACGGTCTTAGAAATATCTTGCATCGCTAACAACTCGTTTAAATCAAATGAGCGACAACCGTTTTTCTCATAAAGCTTGTTGTTGAATGACGTTAAAGACAGACCAAGTGCTCCAGCCATTGCCTCGCGTCCACCAGCTGTTGCCTCACACATTTCTTTCACTACCTGTTTTATTGATTGGTTACTCATTTCCTACCACCATTGATAAATTCTTGTAGTTAACTGCTTTAAACGGTTTTGTTATTGTTTGTATAAAATTCGGGACTGTATTTAAGAGCTCCTTTAGTTAATCTATCTATTTTCAAGGCTTGTTTTTCAGGAACAATAAGCGACCATTGACAAACAGCGCTATGAGAAACTCCAAGTGCCGAAGCTGTTTTTACCGTTCCCCCAAAATGTTCTAAAACTAAACTTTTAAGCATTACACTCCCCACAAAGTAAGCATGCTTACAATTTAATGTAGCAGGATACTAATGTCAATAAAATGTAAGATTGCTTACATGACGAGTGTGAATTTGAGGCCAACTATGGAAACAGTAGGAGAGAGAATAAAGCAGCGTAGACGACAGTTAAAAATGACTCAAAAAGATATAGCTGAACGTGTTGGTATATCAGCGTCAGCGGTTACTCAATGGGAAAGTGACAACACTGGTTTATCTGCAGAAAGTTTATTAAAACTATCATCCGTTTTGAATTGTAATCCAACATGGTTAATGTTCGGAACAGGACTTCCTGAGGATGATGTTAAATTACAAGCTGCTATTTATAAGTCTATACCTATCATTAGTTGGGTCCAGGCTGGAGTATGGACTGAAACATACTGTGAATCAGATCCTAGTGATTACAAATATGTTGATACCAATTTAAAATTATCAGATAAAGCATTTGCACTAATCGTTAAAGGTCAATCAATGACTACATACAACGGGGAGTTGAGTATTCCTGAAGGAGCAGTGGTTATAGTTGAACCTGATTATGGTTATCTAGATGATATAAATGGAAAAATAGTTATAGCACAACAAAAAGGTAGTGATGAAGCTACTATTAAAAAACTTATTATTGATGGACCAAACAAATACTTAGCTCCTTTAAATCCACAATTTAACCCTATTCAAATAAACGGTGACTGCGTTATAGCTGGTAAAGTTAAACAAGTCATTATAAATCTAGACTGATCCCAATCTCCTCACAAAAAGAAAGAAATGTAAGATTACTTATATTTTTTTCTTGACTTAAAATGTAAGTTTACTAATATCCATACTAAATAGTTATTGAGAATACTTATGACAACTGAACCAGTAATCATACCGCCAGCTAATTTCACTGAGGCAGATATTGTTGATTGGATGGAAGAGAAACTATCGTCGATTAAAGTTCTCGGTGAGCTAAACGCAAGACGTGAAGAGCTGGTGGATAAACTAGCAAAACTGGATGCTGAAATAGCAGAGTACACAAATAAAAGCACTATTCAGATACAAAGTGAATGATTTTTATATGTGAAGAGAACGTGTGAAGAGAAACAATTGTGTGGGGAGGAATTAGCTAGTGAGTATTGAAAATATTAAAGAAAGCTTACTGCAGTCTGTAACGCAACTAGAAAATGCTGCAAAAAAATGCACTCACAGTAATGCTCATAACGATATACCAAAAGGAAAAGTAATATCCTCTGAGCAGTGTGAATGGACCTTAAAAGATTGCACTATGTTTCGCAGATTTATAACGCTCGCGTTTGAAGAACAATTATCAGATAAAGCTCAATGCATTAATAAATGCGAGCACAAGAAAATTATTGAGTTAATGGGTGATAAAAAATATAGAGAAAAAACAAAAGCTACTTCTAAAAAAATAGCCAGTAGCCTTGGGATTAAAGAATTATAAACTTATTACTCTTTCTATTGTGTTAGCTAAATAATCTTCTAGTTCATTAATTCTAACCTCATCTGAGGATAATTTAATAGTTTTGATGAGCTCAAGAGCGGTAGTACTAAACTTTATTTTTTGTTCATTAGATTGAGCGGATATTAATAGTTGAAATAGCATTTCAAGACCAGCAATACGCACATTGTCAGGATATTCATTTAGGGTTTTGTCTTGCATTTTATTTTCTCTTGGTTGTGTAGGAACTTCCAAGATTACCACCACCGCCTGAGGTGGCAAAATAATCAGGCTCAATATTTGAAGTGTGAATTCATTTTTATTTTTTATTAGCAACACCAGGGAAATGTAATCTCGATTAATTCGAGAGGGATTTTTATTACCTAAAAATTGTGTGGAGAGAATAATGTCTTATATTGCAACAGCAACAAATAAACATTTCTATTATCTCGATGTACGGATCGAAGATATAGATATTCAAGATATTGCTAGTGGCCTTGCTAATGAATGTCGCTTTAATGGACAGATTGATAATTTCTATTCTGTTGCTCAGCATTCTGTATATGCAAGTTATTTAGTTGCACCTGAATTTGCTTTAGAGGCCCTACTTCATGATGCCAGTGAAGCTTATGTCAAAGACCTACCATCACCACTTAAAAAGCTATTGCCTGAATATAAATTAATTGAATTACGTGTAGAAAAGATGATCCGCAAAAAGTTTGGGCTACCTGAATCTAAATCTGATGCAGTTCATTTTGCTGACTTAATGATGTTAGCCACAGAAAAGCGTGATTTAGAAATTGATGTAGGTAGTAATTGGTTAATGCTTGAAGGTATTCCAGCAAGTGATTTTGTTGTTAACCCACTAACACCACCACAAGCAAAAGCTTTATTCCTCCGCCGTTTTAATGAACTTTATAAAGAGAAAAAGGGCTAATAACCACCAGCATCAACTAATATCTATTTAAACTGTGTACGGACAGTGTGGAGAGAAAAATATGCAAATGTTGACTTTAGAGGAGTGGGCGCAAGAAAGATATAAAAGTCGTCCACCAAAGTTAGGAACGCTACAACGATATGCTCGTGGTGGCCTGTTCTACCCACCAGCAAGGAAAGAAGGTGGCATTTGGCGCGTGAGAGAAGATGCCGACCTTGTCGGTAATTTGACATCACCGGTTATCAATAACAACGATAACCCTATTTTACAAAGGATCCTCAAAGATGGCTGCCAGACCTCGTAAAAATAACGTCAATATCCCTAATCTTTACCCATTATTTAGTCGTAAAGCTAACAAGGTTTATTGGCGTTACCGCCATCCTGTAACAGGTAAATATCATGCCCTCGGTGATAATGAAGCCGAGGCGAAAGCAATAGCCATTGAAGCTAACACAAGGTTAGCGGAACAACGTAGCCGACAAGTTATGGCTATTGGTGATCGGGTGGCAAAAATAAAAGGTAAAGAAATCACGGTTAATACTTGGTTGGATAAATACTGGATTATTCAAGAAGAGCGTTTAAAAGAAGGTGATATAAAGCCGAATACTTATAAACAAAAAAGGAAGCCGGTAGATTTAATGAGGCAAGCCTTATCCATGAAACCATTACCCGCTGTTGATGCCAGAGATATTGCTGAAATTCTGGATGAATATAAATCTAATGGTCAGCACAGAATGGCACAAGTTATTCGCTCTGTTTTAATTGATGTATTTAAAGAAGCGCAACATGCAGGTGAAGTTCCTCCTGGTTATAACCCTGCCCTCGCCACTAAACAACCGAAACGAAAAGTAACTCGCCAACGTCTTAATTTTGATGAATGGAAAAAGATATTTGAGATTGCTGATAAACAACATCGTTATGTTGGGAATGCCATGTTGCTTGCACTTATTACAGGCCAACGATTAGGTGATATTTCCGCAATGAAGTTTAATGATATTTGGGATGATCATTTACATATTACTCAAGAAAAAACGGGTACTAAATTAGCTATTCCATTATCACTACGTTCTGAACAATTAAATATGTCATTACGTGATGTCGTTGCTCGTTGTCGTGATCGCGTTATTAGCCCTTATCTTATTCATTATTTTCATACCACTTCACAATCTAAACGTGGTGATCAAGTTACTGCAAATACGCTAACGACTAACTTTAAAAAAGCGAGAAATAAAACGGATATTGATTGGGGAGAAGGAACACCTGCAACATTTCATGAACAACGATCTTTATCTGAAAGGTTATATAGAGCACAAGGTATAAATACTAAAGATTTACTCGGTCATAAAAACCAAATTCAAACAGATAAATACCATGATGATCGAGGGAAAAATTGGATAAAAGTAGTGATATAAATAAACTCTATGTGTATTAAACAAGAATGTCAGTATATTATGCTAGATATAGCATAATATACTGACTAGACCATATTTCTTTATTTTAAATTTTTCAACTTTTCTGTTTCATTCCAATTATTTTAGAAAAGTGATTTCGCAGTAAAACTATAGATGATATCAACCTTGCTAAGGTCTAATATCATCTGCTGCTTAATTATGAAGCGAACCTTATTTTTCAGAAGAGAATATCCTAGTTAATCTTCTGAATGAAGAATCGAATTTAGATGATCCTTAAAGCGCACTTGAATCATTTTACGAGCATCTGTTAGATTAACATTAGTCGTATCAAAACTCTTAAGTGCTTTTTCTAAGAGATTAATACATTGTTCGTAGTTTAAATCACTTCGAATTTTATGCATATAAAGTATATAGAAAATTTTCTGTTCTATTTTTTGGATACTATCAGTTGATAATGAATATGCTTTTTTAACATTAAAGTAACAATCGATTATTTCGGGAGCCTCGGATAAATTAAAGTTTACTTCACTAAAAATTTCATCGTAATACTTGCCAAAAATATGTTGCTTTTGATTTGATGATTTCTCTGGGAATCCTTGTATAGCAAAAAGTATCTGGCCAAACTGCTCCATGCTAATTTTATAACGGTATTCTTTTTTATCATCCATTCCAGTATCGCCACTTTTTCTAGAATAGATAATATCGTGGGCATCTAGTAGCTGTTCCAACTGTATTTGCAATGTGCTTAATGATTTAAGATCCACGTTTGAAATGGAGTTTTGGCTATTTGTATACTCAGCTATTTTATTTGCAGTTTCACTACTCGAAGCATTAAAAATTCGCACAAGAATTTCGCTTTTTGAAAGAAACTCCGTAATGTGGGATTTATCTGTAGCATTAAAATCATGAAGAGTCCTAAGTGTCTGACCTCCATTCAGTACCTGAATGCCTGTAAGACTAATTCTAACTTTTCTATTTCCATTTACAGGATATGCTTTAATATCATTAGCAACAATGGTTAAACCATTATTATACATGAAGAACTTCCCTGGTTCCTCTCGAAGGGTTTTGGCTATTCCTCCATTATATCGTGATCGCTGAACTAAACCCCTTACGTTATCAAACAGCACACTAAAATCTATCTTTTCTTCAGCTAACTGTTCAATACTCTCACAATTATGATCTAAACGTAGATCAACATTTCTACATGTAATCCTTATCACATCAGCAGCGTTCAATCGAACAACATATGATTTTGATGTCGATATTGAGCTTTCAGAGTAGGACATTAATGCATCATTATCGATTATCAATTCAGCATTAATAGGAGCCGGCCTTATTGACATAATACTAGCAATATTAGGCAAACATATCGATATCACTTCCATGTCATAAAAACTTTTTAGTTGCTGGATGGCACTCTCGTCATGCTCTATCGGAACCATTTCATTACTGATCATATAAAGCGAAAGCTTCCAAACATCGTTACCATTAAGCATTTCATTGACAGATTGAACATATAATTTAAGCTTTCCATCTAAACCAGCTATGCTTTCGTTCATTATACAATTGACTAGTTTAGTAGAAATAAAAGCTTCATTAAAACTTTGCTTTTGATCTGATTTAAATTTTTCACGAAATTTAAAGTTGAATAATTTTATCTCTTTATTTTCCTCATCAATGAAAAATGCATCAATACCATGGTCATCATAACGATCACCTGTTAAATAAGTATTATATTCTGTATCAGTAATATAATTACTTATCTTATCAATATCTTTTTCATTACAAAGAGATTCAAGCATAAACAGGTAAAACCCAAATCTTTGTTGAAGTTTAGTATCAATAACAGGATTAGTGAATGCATTTGTTTTACTGAAAAGGTCAAAATATTTTTGGCATTTAATATTTAGTAATTTGAAATCATTAATACTGACATACGACATAAGAAAATCCCTTCAGGCAGGAGATACTTTTTATGTATTATACCAGATATATATCCAATACCTGTGATCAACTATGTATTATCTATCAATAAAGCCATACTTGAATTAGAGTAATTTTTATATCCAATCTTTCGTAAATAGATATATATTCTCGCTCCATAAAAAATTATAAATTAAAATTCGCTCTCCTTATCAAGGATAATTGGCTCATTTTCACCTAAAATAACTCATATAAATTTAGAGGTTTTAGCTAGTTTTGATAATTCGTTTTGATAACTTTTTGATAACCGTTTCAAGATTGACAATAAAAAACGGGAACTAATAAGCTCCCGTTAACTATTTATCAAATCAACAATTACATGTGTTTGATAATCGCGTCACCAAACTCGCTACATTTCAGCAGTTTAGCGCCTTCTAACTGACGTTCGAAATCATAAGTTACGGTCTTAGCGGCAATTGCGCCTTCCATACCTTTAATGATTAAGTCAGCGGCTTCTGTCCAACCCATGTGGCGTAACATTATACCCATAATAATTAAGTAACTTATTAAATAAATTATAATTATTGGGGGTGATAATCTTTTTTTATGTGATCTTGGTTTGTATGTAACTGGTTGATTTTTAGTTTGGGCTGGAGTGGTTTTGGGGAAGTGATTTGAAGTGTTCGAAAGCTTATCAAGCTTGATATCAAGTATTAAAACCTATTATTTATATTAAATAATAGGTTAGTTATAACAATTAACGCTAGTAATAAATTAGAGTATCTTACTTAAACTAAATCCGCAGTAACGCTACATGAGCGTATCTTGAAAGGTGTCTAGTCACACTAGCTAAATGTTGATACGCATCATTACGTATTTTCTGCATTGTTAAAAGGTATAATACTAGCCAATCCGTCATCAATATCGATACCATAGGAAACTGCTATTTTTGCTACGGAGATGCCGCACTTTCCTCTTAATTTGAAAAGTTCTCGCTCAAGCATGGATACTTGCACAGGGTATTCAAATTGCGAAAATTTTGGATGCCCAAGTTTGTCACTAAATTCTTGGCAAGCTCTTCTCATGCTCTTAATTGACCTGGCTAAAATAGAATCACTTGGCAAACTCTGAAGAGCATTGGTTAATTCATTCCTAATTTGAATAACACTTTGAGCACAATGATTTGCATTCTCCATATCCGCTGAATTGAATAAAACACGCTTATCTTCAAGAAATAAGATAATATGTTTTGCTTCGTCAGCTTCTATGATCGGCGCGTTCCACTGGATTCCGAATATTGGACAGCTAAGACCAGTAATATTTTTGTAGATTCGTTCAAATTTCACTTTTTAATCCTTAATCTTTACACCACATCTGTAGTTCCGGAAATAACCTGTCCGATAGCCTGCAATTATTTTGTGCTGTTCTTACTAAAATAATGTGGACAGCTACTTAAACGAGTTTTTCTAAATTATTTTGGGCTAAGGCCATTATAGGGATAGTGACAAAGCTAGCGATTATAATTAAATACCACAATGACTACTTTCTCGGTTTAAAGAATCTTGTTCCGATATCATATATTGAAACAATTGACGTTGATACGGGTAGACCTCCGAAAAGCAAGGTATCGGCAGCTACAGTACCAACATATTTACTCGCTATTATACCAATATCTTTCCCACGACTTTCGAGATCTTTTGAAGCGGTAATGATTCCTGAAATAGAGTCAATACGTTCTTTTTGATCCAAATAGAAAGCTACTTCTGCAAGGGTAAGTGACTCAGGACTTTTTAAGAGGTTCTTTGCCTCTATGATGGAGTTACCTATTTCAACATCGCCTCTTTCTTCGCTCACAGTGGCCTGGGATAACTCGCCAATAAACTTGTCACGTTTATAATGTGTATAGTTATATCTAGAAATTCCATCTCGAAAAAATGGATGACTGAAAAATGGCTCCACTGAGTATTCTTCCGCTGCAGCCAACATCAAACCAAAACCGTGCCCAATTCCATATGGTTCTAACCTCCAGGCATATTCTGGTCCTAAGCTTTCTTTCCCTGTTCTTTTCAAATACTCCTTGGTTCTTTCTTCGCCAGCTCTTAAATCGTAAGTGGCAGGTGGACCAAGCATTATTGCCTCTGAAAGATTTGCTAATCCATTTTTCTCTTCAAGCTCTATAGCAAGCTCTTCAAGCTTAAACAAATCTTTAGGTACAACTATACCTTTATCAAGAGCCCAGCGAAGTATCTGTGGCCCTGTATCGCAATGCTTTGGATTTAATTTCGTATCAAGGGACGGAGTTTCTAAGGGTTTTGCTTTATAGCTCCCATCTAGCGCCGGAAGAAGCCCAATGCGGTCATCTGTACCCCATCCAGTTAAGAAATCCTTTTCTTTGAAATGATCGTATCGTTGGGATACCCAAACTTCAGAGTATCTAATATCAACAGAGGCTAATACTGCAAGCAAGCGAGCAGGATCATATATAGTGGCTGCATCAATAATTATTGGATTCATGAATTTCTTCTAGTTTGAAAATACCTAACGCATACTAGAATGCAGCATAACCGCAAGTCGGAAATTATCTTGCATTCTTTCTGTATTTATATCCATTTAAAGTTAATGTCAAAATAGTTCTGAATCAACGGTTTTTTCTAAAATAGAGAATGCAGTTCCTTGGCAAAATCCGGACTATCAGCTCACTAAGTGACAGAAATTTAATTTATTGATTTGAAAATTATTATCAATAATTTTTAGTGGTATATTGTAAAGACTAAAATAAAAACAGATCGGAATTGGTCCGTTAATAGCACGAAGCCGACCACAAAGAAATATATACTTTTATTTAATGGTCTTTCGTACTCAATAACTAAACTAACCATCTAAACCCTTTCTATCCCCCACCATACTCCCTTACATCGATATAAAAATACTGCTTTCCTAGTGAGGTTGTTGACATCTGTCCGGCTACTATCATGGAATGAGGGATAATACGATTACCTCGCCCACAGAGGGTTACTCTAATCGTTTTTCCTCCCATCGAATCCATCATTCCAATATGCCCAATTGTTGTGATTAATACCGCACAAGGAAAACCGACATCCACGCCATTCCAATTATTTCCTGTGAGTACAAAGTTATTTCCCTCTAATAAATTAAGCGGTCTTTGGCTTGAAGCGTGTGTAATAACGCCTTTATGATAGATTTGAATTCCCCATTTTTGAGGATGAAGTGAAATATGATAAGAAGACTTCACAAATACATAGAGCTCATATTCTGCTGAATTGCCTTGAATAGTATCGATTAAATTCACACACCACGCATTGTTCTCATAAATTACTTCAGATAATCCACCTAATGATGGATTAGAAGAATTAAGAACTCGAATAAAAATAAGTGGCACTGCGTTATTATTACCTTCAATAACTTTAATTAGTCCCGGCTTAGTTTTTATCTTCTTTAAAAATACGGCTGATTCATAAGGTGTTAATTCTTCGGTAATTCCCTGATTAAAAAATAATGCACCATATTTACTCATTTAATTAGTACCATAATAATTCCATTAATTGCTTGACTACCGCGTAGAGAATTCCACGAAATTTTATTATTCTCGACTCTAACAGTGAAATAAGAACCTCGATTTCTAGCTACAATATAGGCGGCCAATGACCGCCCTTTAGGAATATTATTGTAAGTTTTACTGCCATTTTGAGTGACCGCTATTTGGTCAAAAATAAACGAACGCCCTGTGATTTTTATTGGCTTTCCTTTTTCATATATCTCTATTCCCCACGACATGAGAAATCCTCTACGGCATCAGGAGATACCCATCCTCCTAAGAATTTAAATCCTAATTGAGGTACAGCATGATAAAGAGGCCCTTTAATGGTTTCTCTCTTTTTATCAAACTTCACCAATACAGGTTGTTGATGGTGAAAAGTTTTTATTTGGTAAACACCTTGGCAATCGACTTTTTTATATCCAGAGGTACACCCTGACAATAATAATGCTGTAATTAAAACAATAAACTTCATACTCTACCCTAAATAACCTATTTTTGCCGCTAACTGATTGTTTTCATCATAAACATAAATAGTATTATTCGTGATCACTAACCGCCCTTTTGTTCCTCCTGAGTTAATATCTAACCGTCCACGAAATACCGCATCATTTAATTCCACATTCCCTGTTGTGGCATCAATATTAAATCCTTTCTTACCCGCTAAATAATTAGTGGAGGTTATCTTTTTGCCTACTGATAATTTATCAATGGTTGCCTTGCTAAATAACGCATCATTGAAAAAAGCTTGTCCACTTTGGATCACAAACGGTGTCACCACTTTGCCATTTAATGACGATATCACCGCAAAGTTTTGGGCATTGACCAGAAATTGACTATTTCCTTGTGCATTAAACCCTAAGCCAATGCCAGTAATGACTTTATTCCCTTTGCTATCTTGTTGGATTTTCATCGTCCATGATGCCGAAATTTTGCCATTTATGTCTGTGACCACTTTCGAAGTTTGTTCTATTTTGGCTGAACTTGTACCCACTTGGCTTTCTAAACGAGTCACTTGTTGGGCGGTCGAGGTCACCTTTCCTGAAACCTCGGTCACTTTAGTTTCAAGTTGGTTTACCGCATTCGCCGTTGCATTAGCTTTCTGTTCGCTCGATTTAGGCACATCATTCGCCACAAACCCTTTTGGTGCCACCGATTGTTTGTTATTAGTGTAAGTGCTGGTGATAATTTGATGGTTAACACTTTTATGCTTAGTGAGCTGATATTTAGCCCCTCCTCGCAAATAGATATATTCCACAGAGCCATTCATTAATTGAGCTGGCCCCATCACAGGGGATTGATTTGTCCATTTCCAATCAAAATTATCAATGATGCGGTTTTCAGACTGAGTTCCCCATCCAGAACCACTCACTTGCCATTCCACAATCATGGCAAAACCTTTGGTGCTGTGAGTCGCATAGCTGGGTTTATTATCTGAATATTGCCCTAAGGTTCTAAAAACCTTAAAGGCATAACGTCGAGAGGTTACTAAAGGCAAAATAACCGGGTAATAGGTGTTTTCATTGAGTTTAGATAAATCTAAATCCACCACCACAGATTCCGTTAAATCGGCTTTCACTTTATCTAATTTGCTGGATAACGTTTGTACCTGAGAGGTTGCAGACGTCACTTTGCCATCGATATTAGATACTCGTGTATTTAATGCATTTACCGCACTACTATCAGCTTTCCCCTTAAGATTTGAATTGAGCGTTGAAATCTCTTGCGTTTGTGCTTGCTGTTTCGAGGTGAGGGTTTCTAATGATTTATTAATAGCGGAAACATTCCCATTCATCCGTGTTTCCAATGATTGTCTGGCTTTCGCTTCTGCTTGGTCGCCTGTAACACGTGCTTGTTTCTCGGCGGAGATAAGTCCTGCGGTGACTTTCGATAAATCATTGCCTGTATAATCACCACGAAGTTGAGTGGCTAAGGATTGTCGTTGTTGTGCTTCAGTTTTATCAGTCTCAATGCGTGCTTGTTGCTCTTGTTTAATTGCGGCGGCCTGTGCTTCTGTTGCCGTTGCAACTTGGTTCATTCGCTCAGCTAATAATTTTCCTGCCTCCTCCAGTTTTTTTTCACTTTCTTCAATCGTTGCTCCATGCCTCACCAACTCAGATAAAATCTTGTCGTGATTTATCCTCATCAACTCATGTAATTCAGTAATATCGAGTTGGTTAGCTTTGCTGTTGATCTCACCCAATAGGTCTTGTGTGAGTTGATCTCGACTAATTTGCCCCGCTAATTCCTCAAGAATTAAATCCGTTTGAGAAGAGCAAGTACCCGAAGCTTCCACAAACGGTGATTTGCCATAGCTGTTGATTGTTCGAACATAAAAATAATACGTATGCCCTGCTTTTAAATTCTCTTGCGTCCAGAAATTCCCTTGGCCAACTTTATTTGTTTTGGTGATCACTTCATTTTCAGAAAGATTAGTGAGTTTTTCCTCACTAAACCAAAACTCAAAGGTATAACCAAAGACAGCGCCATCGCCTTGTTTCGGTGCAATGGTCAGATTAAATAAGCCAGAGGTGACATCAATGTGCTCAGGAGGTGGTGGTGCTTGAATAGCAAAATCACTAATAGCGGGTGCCGACATTGCGCCAGCCACATTTGTTGCTCTAACTTCAACACGATAAGTTCCTCGCGCTAATCCGTTAATATCAACACGCTCAGCCGGCACTTGAATAGATTGAATCACTTTACCATTTTGAAGGATATTAACCGTATTATAACGCACATCATACGCCACATTCTGCCAAGAAAGTGTACCTTGTACGATGTCACTGACGGCAAGTGGAACAAAGGTAAGATTAATAGGGGAAGCAACACCACCAGTGGGTAAACTCACAAATGGTGGACGCTCAAACGGTTTGCCAATCACATCTTCATATAAATAGGCACCATCCTCTTCCAACGTTAAAGCCACACCCTCTAAAGCATGAAATGCCCATTCGGCAATACGAAATTCAAGCCCACTAATCCCCAAAGCGGGTAATTCTAAAAGCACAACTTCCCCCGGACGATAAGCATAGCCGTCTAAGTTCATCGTGAGTTGAACCCGTCTTCCTGCTTTCTTTTTACGGAGATATTGGCGAGCTAATCGTTGGGCTTGATAAGGGCTGGTGACAAAACGATAGTCGATATTCTCCCGAATTTCTAAGCCATCCTCTTTCACCCATTCGTCTACAATCACAGGCGTGAAATCCGTTTTTGTGTATAACTGTTCAGCATCAATAAACGTGCCATACACCGCATTGGTCGCGTCTTTTAAACCTGTTTCAGGGGTACACGTGACAGTGCCAATCAATTGTGATTCGGTGATAGTTTTTATTGCCGGCCCATAATAAGCACCGATTTGAATACCGTGTTTTCCTGCGGTGAATGTCGGTTCCGCGTTGATGCATTTGTGCATCGCTTCCAAGACACTCGATGGACTCTCATTTAAGTCATAGGCACCATTAAGGGTATATCGCGACTCAAATCCACCTTCTGGTAGACTCACTTTTTCATCACATAAATCGGCCGCCTGTTTAAAGCTGTCAAAATCAATATCTGTATCAGGTACTTTTAAATAATGGCGGTAATAATCCAAAATGACTAAAGCCCCATTATTACTCCACTCGGTTTGCCCAGTGCGAGGATCAAACAGATGTTTTCCCCAAACTTCACATTTCACATTGGGTAATCCATAAGGGAATTTTTCTTGGTCAAACGTGAGTGTCACACGTAACCACGCCAGACCTCGACCAATCATATCCTCTTTCCATGACGGGCAATTTTT